TAGCAAACTCTAAACGACTTGCTACACGACTATACTCAAGAGTCTCTTTGTCAATACAAACATCAATCATCGTTTGGTGAATGTCAATCGTAGAGATTTTATCTGTCAGTTTCTTATAAGTTTCAAATGCGATGTCTGACCAATTACCACCAACCTCTGTTGCATATTCAGCCCAGCGATTAAACTTGTCTGTGTCGAACGGGACCACTTCACCGTTACGCTTAGTTACTGAACTAATCATACTGCCACCACTACACCATCCTGCATCACTACAGGAACAGAACGAAAACCTTGTTCTTTCAAAAATACCAATGCTTCTGGGTTTTCTTCTAACTTAATCTCTGTGAACTCTTTCCCCTGAGCTTTAAGCTTATTCTTCACAGTAACACAATTAGGACATACATTTTTACTAAATACTACCAGCCCTTCAGAATACATCTTTACTCCTTCAATCCTAATGCTTTAAAAAATTCTTCATTGTACCCGAACAGATACTTCACCATATTGTCTTTACCACGTTTCTTCCACGCTTCATCTGAACGTTCATAACCTGAGTAGATATAACCGCCTGTCTGTTCAAGGTTAGTAATAGGAGAACGAAACGTTTGTCCATCAGCTAACTCTAAACGTTCATACGGGCGATTCACATCGACACCAAATAAGTGAAGCATAGCTTTAATCAGTTTATCGTCTTGTGTAGCGCAATACCCTTGCTTACATACTTCTGTGTTAGCTAAATCAACTAATGCTACATTGTAATTGTAGTCATAGTAAATATCATCAATTTTTGGGAGGTCTTTCAACTGCATCATTGTTGCTCCGTTAATACTTTACACAACGCAGGGAAGTGTTTCAACAAATACTCACGACACTTATCAGCTACATCACAATGTTCAGCTTGTGTCTCTCCACGCTTCTTACGAAGTCCTGTGTAATGAATCCAAGTGCGAACAGTCCCGTTCATATACATCTTTGACATGGTAAGACCTTCCGGCATAAATACACGAGTGCATTCTTTTGCAGCATCACGGCTGCGCCACTTCTTAACTTTAGATTGAATCAGTTGAATAACTTCTTCTTGATCAGCGTACCATTCAGCTTCTTCCTCTGACGTAAATGCTCCGGCGATTGAGTTCTGACGATTCTTCGTATCTTGTTTACGTAACTCTCGCAGACAGAACATATCATCTGTTACATCGGCATACCGTTGACTGAATTCCTGAAACTTAGCCGAACTATGTCTCAACACTTGACGACTAATATCACGAGGGGCTTTAATCTCAATGACTAAGTTTGACATATCAAAGATAGACCAATGACCCATACGAGCGCAGTATGCTAATAAGCGATCCGCTGTCTCAAATTCTAGTTGAGTCCCTTCATTGCTGACACGAGCCTGATAACTGATTAAACCTTCGCTATCTGGAATATAATCTACTAGAGGTGTGGTGATGCCGATTGCGGTAACTTCTAACTTATCTTTAAAATGTTTTACTTCCAAAACTACTCTCCTTAAAACTTATCGGTTAACTCAACAAACTGCACACCATCTAACGGCAGCTTTCTGCGATACCGTTTATAGAGCAATGATAGCATTTGTGTATTTCTGTTGTCAACACTAACAGCCTTAATCACTCCACGAAATACACTATGATTTGTTGATACATATTCAAACCGCCATTCAGTGATAATTGGTTCAATCATACGAACTGCTCCAGATTAGGTTGGGAGAATGTTACTGGTTTAGCAATTTTACCTTGTTCGTTGAACACGGGTTTACCATCAACAAACTTACTAAAGTTACTACGATTAACTTCTGACATAGCGCCGAGAATATCCATATCAAACATATGGGCTACACCTACAGCAGTGACAATCACATCACAAAGTCCATCTAATAACTCAAGGCGTTGCTGTGGGGTCAGGTGAATCTTACCCTCATAGGTTTTATAGTCATGTGCCATGTCACTTATCAGTCCATATTGGGATGAATAATCTCCTAATGCTTCGACTACTTCTGAAACTTCCTCAAAGAAGCACCCTACCTGAACAGATTTATTCTTGTCTGTCGGGTTAGGTACGGCTAACTGAAACCACTCTAAAGTTCGTTGTAATTCGTTCACTATTCTCTCCTTATTTAATACGACGTTTAATTCTGTAACCGCTTTCCAAATTACTGCCGTCTTTACTGAAAAGAAACGCCTGTTCTTGGAAACCTATACGTGGTTCAAAAAAATATGGTATTTACTTCCAATACAGTTAGCGTAGAACCATCATGATATTCAAACACAGCACCTTCTTCCAAAGCCTGTTGCCAATCTTCAAGAGTCATTTCTGAAATTGGTTTGAAGGTTTGTTCTTTCTGTTTACCAGCCAAACTATCATATGCAGCAAACAACGTATCCAGTTGCTTCGACAATTCACCGATTCGTGTAGAACCACCATCTCCCTGTTTGTAAGACTGATGACTAAGCATCTTATCATTAAGAACACGGAAAGCTTCTGCTTGCTGTTCTAATGAATTGACGTCTGCTTCTAATGTAATCTCAGCAACAAGCTCACGAAGCATGTTGATTTCGTCAACATAAGCATCTACTTCAGATTGCTTGATGGTTACGTCAGGGTCTGTTTGATCAGGCTTTTCTATCCGCCATATATTTCTTGCTACGTTTTCTGCAACATCTGCTAAATTATACATACGTGTTCTGAGTTCACCTTCGTCATTGTACCAAGAAATTTCAACATAATATTTCTCAGAATATTTAGCCGTATAAATTGGGTATGAATCAAATGCACGAAACTTAAACGGAAACTTTAATTCACTCATAATTTCTCCCCTCATTATTGACACAGGAACGTGTTGTCAGGCTCTTATTCTACACAACTTCAATTCCTGTGTCAAGGGTTTGTTTAGGTATTAGCTTAATAAATTAAGCTACTGGTTTTATTTTACCGTCAAACAAGAGTTCGACTGGTAAACCACAAGTTCTGTATTTATACCAAACATGTTTGTAATCTTTACCGAATATGTCACACCACCTTCTCAAGCTCCAAACCTGTTCACCATCAGTAAACAATAGGTTGCTTGTCTTATTATTGGCTTGTTCTATCACAGTAGACCACTTACAGTTTGATGGTTCGTAGTTACCTGCTGTGTCAATTCTATCTATACTCATACCAGCAGGACAATCACCCATGTCTTCATAAAAGTTTTCAAAAGACTCCAACCACCTATCGCATACAACTATCCCCTTACCGCCGTAAAACTCATAACGGTTATTACTAGGAGAATAACAACGTCTTTTCATCGACAACCAAGACTTGTATGCTGGAGTCCCACTCATACCATGTGATGTGTTTCTGTCTGTACAAGTTTTAGACTTACTACAGCGATCACACAGACCTGTTTTGTTCTGGTGAATAAGGTGTGATGGAACATCCGATAAATGAGAACAAGTGTATTGTACTCTCCAAATAGAATTTCCAATGTAGCCTAATACAGTGACACCTGAATCAGTCACCAAACCTGTAATATCCTTGTTTGGGACTAAGCTTCTCAGACATCCACAAGACCTTACTGCTCCAGATTTCAACGCCCAAGCATCTACATCTTTTTTGGTGCCACACAATCTGCACGTACAAGAAACTAATGGGTGTGAACCACCACCCACTACCTCCCATACTTCAGGTATCATGAAAGAATTTTCATTCACCACAACCTTCATACTATTTACTCACTTGTCTCAATAGCAGCTTACGTTCTGCTGTAGTCGTTGTCGAGATACCTGAGCGCTTCACAGTGCCGCAATCTTTACAACGATAAGCATCGAACACACTGAGGTTAGTGTACGCTTTCCCTTCTAACAAGTCAAGATGTGTTCCACCACAAGTAGGGCATCGCATCTGGTCTGACTCACCGAAATACAAAGCAACATTCGGGTGGTTCGGAATGAACGCACGAATCTTCAAATACAGTTCACGTAATGTTGGAATATCGCCAATATTATAAGATTTCATCAGACTGAGAGCTTCTCTGTCACCATCCATACAACGAATCCACAGTGAAATACCTTCGTTATGTAACTTCGTATGAGGCAGGTTAAAATACTTTGTTGTATATCCAAGACTATTACTTGGTAACGACATCGACTTCTTCATACCCTTCAACGTATCTACAACACGATACGGACTTGGTTCAGGTAAGTTGTGATAAGCACAACGTTGGTTGAACCATCCTGTGTCAAATGGAGCGTTTTGAGCAACAACGATGTCAGCATTATCAATCAAATTCCACAGACGTAAGATTAATTCAAAATCATCCCGATGATCTGTTTCAAATGTTTCAAAATCATCCAGACCAAAACATTCAATCTTGTCTTCAGGGTCATGTAACCAATTAGCCGCATATGTCAATACATATGGAAACTGGATAATATGATCTGGTGAGCTGAAGTGCTTAAACATTGAAAACGCCGCTACAATCGAAGCAGAAACCTCTAGATCTAAGAATAACACCTTAGCACCTTTCGGCTGAGATAACGCCTCAGAATCGTTCTCAGAGCGTTTTAAGCTACTGATGTAACTGTTAACTTGACTCTTTCCACGACCTAACATCTTAGCAATCGTTCTACCTGACTGTACACCAGCAGCTAATAACTCGTCAACCTTATTGTGCCACTCTTTACGTTTAATATTAGTCATTAGTGATTTCCTTTAATTTGGTAATATATGTTTGCTTTACTGCTTCAGGTAAGTAATCAATACATTCTTCACACAGTTGTTGTAACTTCTCAAACAAATCTTTATTTAAAGATTTCACACTAGCCAATTCATAAACATCTTGCTCATCAAATTTCGGAAACCTAAAACCGTAATCTCCTTTAATCAGTTTTACACCTAAAGTTTTTGAACGTTCTTCGATACCCCGGTAAGAATCACCAAAAGTAGCCCAAGCAGACTTAGCATGGTTTTGTTTACGCCAAGAAGTTTTCCCAGAAGGTACTTTAATAATTTCCTTAGTTTCTTTGTGGCGAATTACCCACACATCTAAATCACTAATATTAGTCACGCATTAACTCCTTATGTAATTCACGAATCTCATTCTCTAGTGTTAAGATTGTCTGTCGAAGCTCAAAGATTTCTTCATCTTTCTCAGTAAGCCTTTCTTCATACTCATCTTCTAAATCTTCCGTAGCTTTTTCCACAGCTTCTTCAATAAGAATCTTTACAGCTGTTTCAATATCTTCTACGTGTCGAATTGGAATATACACTTACACATCCTCCCGTAATTTAGCCAATACACCTTGAACATTCAATTCTTCTGAGTGTTGTAAGATATTCAGGATTTCTTCTTTGTGTTCCATAAACAAATCGTAAAACTCAGCGGGGTCACAACCTGTATATTCTACAATATCAAATAAGAAATTATATAAAGCATCATTCAATTCATATTCGGCTTTCAATGCTACGAATTGTTGTACGTTGAATAATCGTCCTTGTAGTTCAGGGAACAGTTTGTATAGTGTTCCATTCTCTAAGAGTTCTGTAAACTCATGTGTTGTTAGTTGGTAAATACTCATTTATTCTCCTTCAGATATTCTCTGATTTGTTCTTTACGTTTTGTTGCATTTGAAGCGGGAGGAATTCCCGCATTCTGAAGAAATTCACGATCCTTTTTTGCCTTACAGATTTCAATGATCGTCTTTTCAAGAATTGCCTCGTCGTATGTTATTCCTTGTTTCTGTGACATTGCAAGAGCGTTGTTGCAGCCTTTGCACACAAGACGTAAATCATCTTCTGTGACACACAATAAACGTTCTACAAAACCTTGTATATCTTCCTTGCATGTCAACGAACCAGCAGGGGTGATGTGGTCAACCTGACCCTCAGATATTGGAAATGTCTTACCGCACATCTCGCAATCAAAACCCCACACTGTAGGTTTCTTACCTTTAGGGTTAGGGTTTTTAATCTGATAACGTTTCTTGTTAATTACAGAAATCTTCATCGGGTGTGTGTTCCATCCCAGCCTCAGCTTACCTCGAATGAATGACCAGAACTGTGTTGAGGATTTCCATAGTGTTTTACCTAGTTCTGACTCCCAAGGATTCAACTAATCACTCCTAATTTCTTCAACACTGCACGAACATCAACGTTGTCATCATCGAAACGCTTCATCTTAGCGCAATCGAAATACAACTGCATGATGTCAATATAATCTACTTCATGTTCCACATCATCCCAAGCAGTGTATTTAAACTTATCAGAACCATACCAAGACAGATACAAATCATGTACAGCTTGGAAGCATTCTTTGTCTGATTGTAACGGTTCGAGCAAATCAAAAGCTGTCTTATCGCCAAAACGTTTCAACTTTAAACCTAATGATGTGGCAACATCTCGCGGGTTATAATTATCTACTGGATCACCAACAATCCATTGCCAATACAACCACTTCCTACCTTCACCTGTATACTTAGGTGTTTTCTTTGATGTATCCAACCACAGCTTACCTAAACCGTCAATGAACTGTGGTTGACCATTACCTTCTGTGTCATTCATATAGTCATACCAATAACCCATATTGCCAAGACGATCTTTGTCTTGAGTCAAGCCAATGATTTTATCACCGTCTTTGTTCAAGTAACCTTCGTACACACGCATACACAAACGATCATCAGCTTCCATACCATTCACTAATTGAGCATTCCAGTATTTGAATAAGTAGTCTTTGATGTCGTTCAGTAACAGAGGTTTGGTATCGGGGTCACGTTGACCTTTGTACTGTCCAGACTTGCTCGGGTCTGGATGTTTCGGTAAAGGTAAAGAATCTCGGAAGTTATTGTCCCCAGAAATATAAATCTCAATAGCAGCGCCATTGAATTTGTTCTGTAACCATAATAACTTCTTTTTCACTGTACTAAAAGCGTTTTGTTTTGGTTCAGGTACACGTTTGAGTTCTGTAGTGTACATATCTTCCGGAACAGTTAGTCCTGACATGAATTTACCAAACTCTGTTTTATTCTTAAATCCGTGTTCAAAACCGTTAGTAGTATTCTTGTATACGAGCAGTTGTTGTTCCGCAGCAGCAGCATGAACATAAGCTAGTTCATCACCATCTATAATTAAAATTGTATTCATCTGAATTCTCCCAAGCTTAGCAAGCCAGTTCTTTGCATCAAAACTCAATTCCGCAAGAATACGTTTGAGTCGCTTATTCTCTTTTTCTGATTGTTCTAACAAATATTCAAGCTGTCTCACTTTATTAGATAAGTGTAACAAGTGTTGGTCTTCTTTACTCATTCAGTCACCTCAATTCTATAGTAATCCGTATAAAGTTCATCTTCAGAACAATTAGACATTGTTCTAATAAAATCTTGCTCACGTTCATTGCCTAGCAACACAATATGTGGATTAGCTTCTCTTGATGGTAAAATCCATTCTTTAGGGATTAATTCGATTTCTTCTTGTGTAGCAGAGAATACGTTAAAGACACTTTGACAACGAACAAACTTCATTGTTTACTCTCCACATACTCAGTAAACTTAACTACAGCCATTGCTATAGCTGCTATATAGAGTTCTTTGTGGTTTTCTTTGATAATGTCATAGTCATCTTTAAATGTTTCTAACATCCTGAACATTTCTTCACGATAGAACTCTTGTTCTTCCTGACTCTTATCTAGTAACCACATTTTCACTGCTTTTTCTTCTGGTGACATGATTCTCTCCTCTTTTACATAAAATTAAGGCTGGCGACATTTCTGCCCCAGCCCGTGTATTAATCTAATTGTTACTTCGTTAAGATTTCAAGCTCTGACAGGCTGGTCTGTAAACTCTCAATCTGTTCTTCCACTTTAGCTTTGTCATATGCTGCTTTTACAAGAGCATTGAACTCTGCTGGCTTCATATCATATTGTTCTTTACAGGCTTCAGCAAGAGCCTTTGTATCCTCTTTCAAACCATCAATCTCTCGACGGAATTGAACGGCTTCCTGCACACGTTTCAATACGATCTCACGAGCTTCTTTTGTTTGCGGTAATGCCATTATTTATTCTCCTTATTAATTAAACTATCAACATAATTCTTACCAACTAAGAACAAGTCTTCAGTAGAATTATTCTCTTTGAACATTGCTTCAATCAAAACACCGTCACAGTTCAGAATATTTACTACAGGTAACTTATCACTGACCAATAAAGTATAACCTTCGTATTCTTCGCTTTCATATGATTCATCGGTTAAATCCCTTTCAATGAAGGAGTCTAATATTTCAGTAGCTTCTTGCTTGATAACCGAATAATCATCTTCTTGTAAGCATGTTGTATCTGAACCGATACCACTTCCAGTAAAAATCCAAGCCTCGTATCTGGGACTCAAATCTTCACCAAAATCTGTTATTTCTAATCTGTAATCTTTATTGTCTGGGTGAGCGTACTCATATACCACAACAGGGTTAAAGTTATATTCTTCCAAAAAGTACTCCTCAATTAATTACCATAAAATTAAACTAATCAACATCTCTACCAAGCTCTCGCAACTTCTTGTGTTCGTCGGCATGGCATCTCGAACAAAGCCAAATAACGTCTAACCAATGTTCTTCTAAATAAGACCAGTGATGTCCTTGTATATTTGTGGTGCTCTCGCACCTCTCACACCGACAAGGTTTCATCAACAACCCATCCCGCACTGCGTTATTAACAGCACACTGAGCTTTGTATTTTTCTGGATTCCGCGATCTATATTCACGAACACGATTTCTTTCGTACTCAATAAAATCGGGGTCTCCTTCCAGTCGCTTCGCCTTAGCTTTTTGAGAATTTTGTTCAATCCTTTCTTTATGGTTCGGACGGTTTCTGTCGTATGCTTTGACCTTTTCAAGGTTATTATCTCGATATTTTCTTGAAGCAGCTTTTACACACATTTTACACTTAGTTTTATTACATTCATAAAATTCGGAGAGGGGTTTAGCCTCTCCGCAGAAGTTACAGACGTTCATACTAGAACGGGATGTCCGAGTCGAAGTCATCAACCGGAACATCATCTACAACGTTCTGAGAAGCCTTTGCAGCAGCTTTCTTGCCTGAGCCTTGCGATGGCTTAGATTCTTCATTAGAAGCGCTTGTAGAGCTTCCTGCTGCGTTTGGCGAAGCATTCTCCAGAACAGCTTGCATCTTACTACCTTGATAGTTGAGTGCTTGCTTAATCTTCTTCACTAAATCACCACGTAACCACTTCACATCATCTTCTGTAACAGTATCAAATGTAATGATACGTGCTTCATTAGTTAATGGCTTAACTTTTAAAGGGGCTTCGTTACCGTCTTCATCTTCAATCAGAGGTACTTCAGAACAACCTTTGTAGTTAACGTATGTGTTCTCACCAGACGTATTCACAGCAACCTGAGCCATAAATGCTTTACCGGCTAACAACGACACATCCATGTTATCAGCACCACCATCAATCACAGCTAATGTCTGCGTAGCTTTTGACAACTTAGTCAACAGAGATTGCTGATGGAAAGTAAATGGACGGTCTTCCAAACGCTTACCATTTTCATCATAGCTGTAACAACCAGCTAAGTCAACACCTTTAACGTCACCCTTGAATGATGGATTTAACAACAGACGATATGGTTGTTTACCAATAGCACCACCATAATCTACCACATCGTTCAGCAGGTCAGCTAAGACAGCTACTTGTTGAACAGGTTTACGTGGTGTGTGCAGAATATCTTTACCACCTACGTTCTCCACCCAACTACCTTTACCAAGTGATTCCACTTGCTTAGGATCGTTCGGGTTGTAATCCTTAGTGGACGGTTCACGTTCTTGTGTACCTAAGTCAACAATTAATGACACTCGTGCTGGGCGACTACCACCTTTAACACCTTTGTTCAGTTCATTCCAATTTACTTTCGGAATGTTAGGATTCATTGGTGTTGCTTGTTGATTACTATTTGCTGGTTTAAAAGCCATATTTAATTTCCTCTTACGTATTAAATGCGAGTATTCGCGTTATATTTAATGCTTCACGTTGAAGCTACTTCAGATAATCTCTTACCTAATAAGGTTCTACGTTAATTATTACCAGCTACATCGTAGCGACTCAGTAGAGTATAAATCTTACTACGACCACTGATTGTTGTTTCAATATTCTTACGTTTCTTCTGATAATCTGGGGAATTCGCAAAGCGATTGTTACTCAAATCATCATAGAAATTCTCGATATAGATAAGCTGTTGTGTTAATTCAAATTGTTGTAAATCTTGCATTGTTTTCTCCTTTGTTAAAACGTGCAGTAATTATAGCACGTTATTCTGTTGTGTCAACATCTTCTTGTGAAGAATTTTCATCAGCAAAATTGATGAGTTTCCAAGCACGTTCAACGTAATAGTCATAATCGACATCCCATACAAAATCGTTGATGTCATTCACAACCTTACATTTCCAACCAGCCTCAATGAAGAACCTACGGTCTTCGCAAGGAGTATTCACTGTATGACTGAAAGTATACCCTTTCTTTTCATACTTTGCAATATCCACAGCAGAAGAAATTGTAACTTCTTCCATTGTCAGATGATTCACCCACACCTGTTCTTCCTTGAACTCAGCTAAAGGTGGCATCACCTTCACCAAATCACCACCGTTCTTAGATACATAATAACGGCAAATGTTCTGTGTCTGATGGTCAACTCCGTTTTCATCTACAATCACAAGCTTGCTACTGCGCGGTATCTTAGCCCTTAAACAGAAATCAAAACAATTCTTATGGTTTCTCATAAAGTCTTCAGGATCTGTTCCGTGTAGAATAAATTCCTCTACAGCCATTTTAACTATCAGAGCTGAATGATTCTTGTGATTAGGTAAATCTCTCCATTCATAACGACCTTTAGCTTTGAATTTCATTATTCCATACCTCACGTTTAAAATGATCGTCAGTGTAACCCATTTCCTTTTCCAATCGTTGACGATACTCAACAGCTTCTTCCAGTGTGTTAAAACCTGACTTATGATGAGAACCTATAAACACACGGTACTTCCCAGATTGAGTATGTACACCTATACCAGTAAACCCGTATTTATTTTCTTGTTTCTTTCCTACATTTCTGAGATTTTCAGACCTAGTGACTTTCCTGAGATTAGACCATTTATTGTTCAATCTATTACCGTCAATATGATCTATATCACATTCAGGAAACTCACCGTCCGTGTATAAGAAAATCAACCGGTGTACATCATAAGTCTTATCCTTTACAGTATACTGTAAATAACCGTGAGTAGAACGAGCCGTACCTACGAAATCACAAGAAGTAATTTCTCCGTTACATTTCAACCTACCTATTCTCTTAAATACTCCAGTGTCGGGGTCATAATGAAACAATGACCTAACGAGTGCTGCGTCAATCATTTCTTTTCCTCATAAATGCTAAAGTAGTTGTTTACATCAGAAATAACCATCTTAGCGTAAGTATCACCCTCTAACGTTAGACCAGTCATTTCTTCCCACTCTTTACATTTAGCTTCAGCTAAAGCTTCGTATTCTCTGTCAATGATAAACTCGAAACCGTCAGTATTAGCCATTAGGATTTCTACAGTCGGTAAAGAAAGCACCATCTCGATAGCTTTACACAGTAACATTTGACCATTCAGTGTGATAGTCATAGTAAACTTCGGATCGTAAAACGGACTATACTCATTGTTAGAATTCCCGTATGTTGCATTCAGAGCCAGTTTGAGCATAGCGTTTTCAGCAGACTTCTTATCGAAAGATTTACGCATGTTGTATAACGTTTCGTAAATATCACAGAATTCGATACCCAAATGCTCTGGATAAACCTTGTTCTTAATACTTAAATTAGGGTAAAAACTAGAAACGTCAAAAGTACGAATTACTCTTTTTTCGTCAGAAACAATTACTCGTTTTTCTACCGCAGCGTGAGCACCACCTGTACCAAATACGTAGCACAACCCATCAATCACCACATTCAGAGCATCAGCAATCCGATAGTTGAACCAATAAGCCTTCTTGAATCCACCACCATCTTTCTTTGGTAACTTAGCTTTCAGTTCAATTTCTTCCACCCAACCTAGCGGATATTGTTTTAACATCTCATCAATTTCTTTCTGAGTTGGTTTGTTCTTGAACTTGATACGCTTGGTTGTCATCAGAGCATACTTAGCAACATCACCAAGCTCGTGTTCAGGAATATCTGAAAACACTCCTTTGGTTTCTGTAATACGCTGACGCTTCAACCATTCAAGAATAGCATTGAACTCTGGGCGCTCAAACTTGATATATGGAAAAATACAATCAACTAAATCAATATATGTACGTTTTGTCTTACGAGCCTTACCTTGACCATCATAGCAATTGATACCGGCTTTCTCCAACTCCATAATGAAGAACTCACTACCGATCTTAGTATCGTTCCAGTTCAGAGCATTGAACCCATACTTCTTCTGTAAGTCTAAACGGAAGTCAATCTGAGCTTTACAGTTCTCAAAGAACTTCACCGTTTCCTTTACGTCATGGCAGTTGTATTTACACAGCACATCCATTTCAGCGTTAGTTAAGTGCTTCCCAACAGGGAAAGGCAAGTCTTCAATGTTGTTTGAGCGTGAATTAAACTCAATCATCTTCAAAGATGTAGCCTTTGCCTTGTTGTCGAAATGGTTCATTTTAAACAAATCAAGCTGTTGTAAGAAACGGTCTTTCTCTCTGATTTGATACTGCCATTTGTTATCACCGTAACCTGACTGAATAACTTTCATGGCGTAGTGGTAAATCTCACCAACTGTCATGGTCTTATTCTTCAACAGATTCTGCAACACTGGTTCATCAAAAGAAAGTGAATTGTAACCCACGAGAATTCCATTCTGTCTGCGAACACCACGCAAATATTCAAACATGTCATTACGCTGGTCTTTGCGTGAAGAAATCTCAAACAGTTTCATCTTACGTGTTTGCATATCAGCAACACAGCAAGTGAATATATTCGGGTAAGTTTCGAGATCAAAAACAAACCAATTCATTACATCTCCTTAAAAATCTGATTCAAATACCTCACTTTCGTCATAAGGAGGTTCCGGTTCTGCTGTATCTGGGTCGAATGGCGGAATAGGTATTTCATCCAAAATAACTGGTTGTTGTACGTATTCAGGATTTACTTGCCTACTCTGACTAAAGAAATCATCTCTATCATACACTTGTCGTGTAGCACCGTCATAATACCATACACCAGCATCACCTGTTGTTCCTCTACGACACTTCGGCATTTCTACGTATGTGCTATTGCGCTCAATTTCACAAGCTTCCATCTTATCGCGATTTATAACAATGTTAATATGAGCTGACTGTACGAAAGATCCTGTACCTAAAGCATCGTACTCCGTTGTCTTACGAAGTTTACCTTCCTTGTCTCGCTCAGGCTTCTTCGTGTGTAATACGTTTACGATACTCACACCGGACTTAACAAAGTTCCTTTCCCAAGCCAAGAACTTCTCTTGCTCATCTTGTGGTAGAAAACGAACCAAGTCTGTCAGAACGTCAATAATTACAATATTACAATCGTATTGCTTTACACCACGTTCAATCAACTTCTTCAGTGATTCAATGTTACCTTCGCGATCATCAAGAATACGGAAACGTTCATTGTATTCATTATCGTGGAATAGATTCTCATTCAACGCTTTCACATCGTCGCGTTGTAAGTAGTTCCAAGCATCCATACCGTCATCAAACCAGTCAAGGTTCTTCTGCATATGTAAAGATAATAAGTCTACAGCATATTCACCAGCGGTGGCTTCAAGAGAAATGATTAAAGGTTTCATTCCTTCAGCGAATATCCAGTGATAGATCATATTGTTTACGTGTGTAGACTTACCACACGATGTAGAACCTATGATGTTGACAATCCTACCGTTGGTAGAGAATGCACGTTTCATCATCTTTTCTAATCGCCACATATAAGACGGCAAAGTGATTTTAGGTGCTGTCAACACTTCTTCTACATCAGCCATGATTTCATTGGATGACTTCAAACCAGCTTCGACATATGACTTAGCATTGAAGAAGTCTTTGATAATCTGATCACCACTACCATCTTCCAACAGCTTGTGTGGGTCTTTAGCTGACCAGTATACAATCTTCACTTTCTCTGACGGTAGAATCTTCAGCATGTTCTCTGTAGCTTCTTTACCCGCAGTATCGTTGTCTAAACCAACATAGATTTCCTCATAACGATCTAAGAAATCGTAGTTGTTTTGACATTGGCTTGCTGCACTACCTTCACCACAAGTAGGACTAACAACATGGACACCATACTTCTTCAGCATACCGTAAGCAGCAACCATGTCACCTTCACCACCAACAATCAACACTCGCTTACCTGCTGATTTGTAGACGAACTGACCAGCCAACTGTGAATGTTTACCTGTTCGACCAACCTTACTGAATGATTTAGGTAAATAACGAATCTTAAATCCAGTTACTTTACCTTCTTCAGTTTCTGGGTAGTAGATTGATACTGGTTCACCATATTTGTTTCGTTCTACCATGTGACCAAAGAAACGCAACCATTCAGGTTGCAAGCTACGATATGGACGATCCGTAAAACCAATAGACTTCTTCAGTTGACCAATCTGGTCATTTGTAAGTGGTTCTGCTTTAGCCACCAAAGCAAAAGAATGTTTGTGTTTAACAACACCTTCCTCTACACCAAGCTCTAAAGCATGACTACTATTATGAACATGGTTAGCACTAAACCCTTGACCACAACTAAAGCAGTAACCGTTATATGTTACATTCCCTTGTTCATCTTCTTCCTGATAGATACTCAGAGCATCAGAACTGTTACAAGGTTTTTTATCGTCAAATTCACTGGCAATACAGTGAAACGTTTTATTAATTCGATTACCACTCAATCCACATACTCCTTAACCAATTTACAATATAACCAGAATGCACCCTTCACTTTCTCAAAGTCGTCACTACGAATACCCGATAATGGGAAGTCATAAACATTACCAGCACTCTCAGATTCTAATATAGAGAAATAGCCTCCATGATTATCACCATATCCGTAACTAATATGACAGTGCTTAAATTCCTGACCATTTTCATTCTTCAATTCCATAACAGAATTAGTGAACATCACATCAAATTTGAAATATTCTAAGATGTCGAGAATCTCTTGACGTTTTTGTTCAATTGTCATTTTCATACTCCTGACGTTCCGCTTCATAGATCCTGCCCTCTAAGTCTGTAGCGGAACAACCATCATCCCATTTCAAATCACAATCTCTACAACCAACAGTGTTGCATGTGTTAGTGATTACATCACGTAAGCGAATGCGAAGTTCGTCCGAATATTTCATCACTCACCTCCATCCAATTCCTTCCTCAGCTTCAACTCATTATCAATCAAATCAATCTCTGTCAACACATCATTCAATTCTTTAGACAAATCACGGGCTGTGTCACATCTTTTTGCCCTGAGTGCATTAAGGTGCTGGTTTGATAATTTCTTAATGTCGTTCAATTCCCACATTACTGTTCTCCTCAATCATTAATTGTTTAGGAAAGCTCATACTACCACGTTCTTTCCATGACCATTCATCTGTAGCTAAGCGATGATAGATGTAAAACACTTTACCTTTACAACTGATTTGATAGATTTTGTTACCAAAATCCTCATCCACAGCAGATATGGCAGCAATCTTATACTTCTTATTCAATTCTGTCAAGAACTTCTGTAATATTTCTGGTAAGCTGTTGAAATCAATCATGCTTGTCCCAACCAGACAGCCAGAATAGTAAAGTACAACACACTACAACAAACTCAAAAATACCATACCAAATATAATAACCATGTACATCAGGCATATCTGGATTAGGGAACGTAAAGTCAAACCCTGATACATCCATGATGATAGCAACCATCACATTCATAATTAAAAAGAACACTGTACTATACGCTAAATTTTTCATTTCAAGCTCTCCAATTCTTTTTCAATATCGGCTAGTTGTTTGGCTAACTGTTCTTTCTGTTCCAGAAGCTTTTGTGATTTCTTCTGAATTTCTTGTGACTTCAGTTGGTCGTATGTGTTCTCGATGTATTGATAGATGTCGGTTGAACCTGTGATTTGAGATATATCTCCGAAGATAGAAATACCACCATGCTCATTTATATCCAGACTTGAGTTGATTGAACAATCTTTAGCCAGAACATAAGTCAACTTATCCAACCAAGCTGTAATAATTTCTTGTTCTGATGGTGATTCTACCACATCTTCAACAAGTTCAAAATTACTAGGATCATAGCTAATAGTATCGTGCGCTAAATATAGGTATCTGCTTTCATGATCTGATACGGTATAAATTTCCCCGATTATAGTGTTTCCCCAAGAATCATTAATACGTCTTACTTTATCACCAGCTTTAAATTTATTCATCATCGTTCTCCTGAATTCATTTTATCTAAAATACGTTGCGGTAACAGTTCACGAATATCAGAATCACCATACTCGTAGTAACCTAATGATGTCAGTTGCATCTGAAATGTAGACATCACATGGAAGGCATATTTACGATAAATATCATAACCTTCTCCGTTAGTAAAATCATCTAACTCGCCAAGCAGTAAATGTGAAACCATTTGTAACGTTTCAGGAACGCTGAACACTGTGTCGTTTAGTTTTTCTACTTGAACTAAGTTTGGAACTAAATACTGTTTAGCCCACAGATAAGAACCTCTGTTGTATTTCACACTCATCATTATTCTCCTTTCTTAAATACATTACCAATCTGAATACAACAATTCTCACATACTTTGATAGTAGTTGTCAACTGTTTCTTTCCAGTTGCTGACATAACATCTTTATCAATGTCAATACGACGAATGTTATCTTCAGCACCTTCGATGTTGATATACTCTTTCCCACAAACATCACAATTCCAAGCTGTGCGTTTTGGGATACACTCATGTCCAATCACTTTACGTGTACCACGAAAGTCTACTGTGATAATTGTTGCTGGCATATGTTATTCCTCCACTTGAATAAAATATTCAAAAAATTCTTCGTCTAAATCCATGTAGTGAATATCGCCTGTATGATCTGCGTGAGTTACTACGTGGTCAGGTGTAGCTGTTCGATAGAATGTGTATACCTCTCCAGCTTTGAAAGCAAGCTCAGGTAAGTCATCTACAAAACGTACATTCATCCAAAAATCTTTGATACATTCGAACTTCATTGTTTGTCTCCTTCACCTAAAGCTTTCAATAAGTCTGAGTATACATTAGAAATACTTCCTTCACTAACATGGGTCTGAATCCAAGAAAGTAACTCTGACACTTCGATAAAATCCCCGTTCTTATGATATACTCTACCTATCCACTGACCGCCGCTCCAGCTATCGTTTTCAATCCACGTATCAAATCGTTCTAATTTCTGTAGTTTATCTGTCATTTTTGCTTCGCTCCCTAATCTTTCTGCTATGCGTTCACGGTTGATTCAATGAGAGCTATTCTACACGAACGGGTGAGGATGTCAATATTTAATTTATTTGTGTTAGAAATGAAAAAGCCCAGCATTCGCTGGGCTTAGGTGTACTAAAACTCGTTGTGAAGTTTACCAACCTTGATAACATCCAGACCTAATTCAAATTCCCACATGCGGATAACTTGATCTCGGTCATCAATTACGTAGTCAATATTATAACGACCTTCGATGTATTTGTGGTAAATCTCTTTCTTCACTAATGTATCTTTTCGCATGTCTCCTTGTGGGCGCATAAGTAACATACGACTATCTGTCCAATCCCCTACGTGTTCTGATAACCAGCGTCTTGTAGACTCCATGCAAACGGAATCACGACCAGATACAAAAATTACTTCACATCGCTCAGGAGTTTCAAAGAAGTAATCTTCTACAATCCGAATAATGTGTTCTCTTGGTTTATCTAAGTGAACTTTATCCCAGTCAAATGGTTTACGAATACCTTCCATGTCAGCTAGTGTGCCATCAATATCCACAATGATAGCTCTTACTAAACCTTCTTTACGTTTATGATAATTATCTCCATGACGCAATTTCATATAACGACGATACTGGTCTGTAATTACTTTGTAGCCTACACCATTAGAACGTTTAGCGTCACGTTCTAACGCTTCAATCAAATCAATGTCGAAGTATTTTAACTCAACATCATATCCGAGGTCTGTAAGACGTTTAATCCAAAAGTTACGAGTTTTGTCGTTAATGTTTGTGTCAGAAATAACAACATTCATCCCCATAACACTAGCACCATCGACCATACTTTCTTGTGCTTGGGTTACGCGATTTTCACGTTCTTTAGTAAACTTGTACAAACTCCAATCACGAACACCATTGCAGAACATTTCAAACCGAATGTCATCACGGTTTACGTCCACCCAACCTTGCGCAACCAATTCTTTAGCAAATGTAGACTTCCCTGATGCACTAATCCCTACACAAATAACTGCTTTCACATTATTCTCCTCTGTAAACAATGAAGCCTAGCTTATCAGACTAGGCTTTTGTTGTCAACTACTATGCGGCATCTTCAACGTCTACTTCTTTCTCCGAAGCAATACCTTCCATCACTTTGAAGTAGAAGTTCTTAGACTTCAGAAATAACGGCGTCAATGTACCGCGATCTACCCGAACAATAACACCTTCACTAACATGACTAGGATCGATAAAATCTTCACCTAACACTTCAGGACGTTCTGTAAGAGCTTCAACTTTGGCAGCTAATGCTTCATAATCACCATCAAAAACAAACGGTTCTACCACATCCAACGCCGGTAAAATACCGCGAGCATTACACCAATCAACTAACTGTTTCTGTGTAAAATCTAAAGCTGTTCCGTCAGGCTGAGTAATCGTAATACGATATACGTGTACACGGTTTTCATGTTCTTTACAACCATACGAGTATGTTACTACGTCACCGTATTTCTTACTAATTTCTTTGTTCTTCAAATCTTTTGTGTTGTGTCGAGACATAATCGGTTTACCATTAGCGTAACCAGCAACTTCAAGATACAAAGTCATCCCGTCTGTTAAGTACGGTTTAAGTTGTTCAAGAATTTCATAGCGGAACTGCTCAGAACCATGAAAACCTTCTTTACCTTCTGTCAATACGACACGACGAGTACCTACAACATAATCTGTTCGTGTCTCAGCAAAAGGTACTTGTAAACCAACCTTGCTGAACAATGAATTAACTAACTCTTTCCATTTAGGTAAGTCGTTAACCACAGTTGTTTTAGCTACACGCTGACTCGTACCATGTACTTTTGCCTGAATACTAACCAAGTCACCTTTCTGAATAGCTTGCATACCCTGTTTAAATTGACACGTTTCTACGTGTTCAAAAAATAATGGCGTAGCATCTTTCTTACGTGCTTTTGTATTCGCGTTACCAATTGCACGTAATGTCTTTTCATTTAAATATTTATTACAGATCTTTACACCGTTAAATTCTTCAAACGAGTCATTCAGTTTTAAAGTTGTAATGTCACCAGCAAATGAAAGGCTAGATAAATCAGCAAAGAATGCTTCAGACTTAACACCCAACATCGGTTGTGCTCGTACACGGCGACTATCTTCAAAGAAACCTTTCTTTGTTTTGTCTGCGTTCTTTTCAGAATCACGGAACAAGTTGTTATTTGATGCAAATGCCTCAGACAACTGTGTACCTGCTACAAACAACACACCAATTTTACCTACTTCCCACTCTTTACTCACAATCACAGACTCACCAAGCACTGTGGCTAAATGAATACGATCTGCATTAGGGATAGGTGCCACACGATCAATCTTTGCGATAATTGCTTTGTAATTACTCATCATTTCTCTCCTCTGTGTTCAAGTTGTGTATAGATTACACGGAATGAATTGTGTTGTCAATGATTATTTTAACAACTTGTCTAATACAATCTTGCAGATTGTTCTCTGTCCAGCGAGATTTCTTTCCACATAAACTTACAGCCCTAAACACTTTAACACCATCTCTCAGTCTATCTACCTCAATACCGATTCCGTGATGTATACAGAGCTGTACAGTTTTCTAAACGTTCCATACGCACCTCCTACAAATTAGGATCAGTTAAAGCAGCTAGTGTTCGATCTAATTCATAAGCTGTAATCAACTCACACAGTTTAATTCTATGACAATAACTGTAATAAACTACAGTGAACCCCATCTGTCTAGTCATGAGAGATACACAGTGTTGAACATGGTCTAAATCCATATCAGCAATCAGTAGCTTTCTCCCATCACGAGTATTCCAATATGTGTTTTGTGGTGTGTTCATTCTACTCATCCTCATCAAAATGTTCATTTACACAAGGAACAAGAAATAGAGAATACTTAGAATGGTCTAAGTGTAGACTAGCTTCAGCCATGATGAACTCTGCCTTATCTCTACTTACTCCATTGCCTCCACAGATTGAGTGTTTAGGTTTACCTGTCATATCATCAAATACAACAACTATATATTTTTCATTATTCATTTCACTCTCCTCAATTCATTCTGATTACTAATCTATCAGAGTATTACACTAATTACAATACTAATACAGTAATATACTTCTCTTAACCTAACGCCAGTCGTCAGTTTTCAGGTGTAATTTACCAATGTTACAATCTTCACAAAGGATTTGAAGATTGTTGATGTCATATTCTAGTTCAGGATTAGTAGACCTAGGAAGAATATGGTCTACGTGGAGAACGACACCGTTACCCGCTTTCGCTCCACAACACTGACAATTATTGCCATGTAGACTAAATGCGTTATACCTTAAAGTTCTCCAAGCCTGACTTCTAAAGAATTCATCGTCATCCGTCTTTTTAATAAACTTGTCTGGAACAACCTCTTGTTGGTACTTCTTTGATTCTTCAAACAGTTGTGCAGCAACAAATTCCAAACCTTTAGTCCAGTCTGGTGTAAACTTTAGCTTATCGGAAGCTATTACACACAAAGCATCGGCGTCAGCAGTTGATGGCATGTTACAAAACTTTGCCAATTTCTTTATTACGTTACTCGGCTTCATCTTACAACGTTTTACTTTAGGCGCTTTTACCTTCTTTACGTGTCTATCAAGACCAGTAACTTCTATGAAATCACTAAAGTTTTTCCCAGCCAATAAACCTTCAGCTATTGTTTTCATGCGAGAAGTGTTATTTGACTTACTTTTAGCTCCGTATAACAGTGCCTGTACTGCCGTTATTTTGTCTATTTTTATAGCATTAGCTTTCTTCACCCAGCCTGAAACTAGCTCAACACCTAAGACTTCAGCTTCTGCATCAGATAAGGCTCTCGCACCTCTCAATTCTAAATAATCATATAAATTAATTGTTTCCATACATACCTCAAATTTTGGACGGATCTGTTCATTAGACGATAGGGTGATAGTAAGGAAAAGCCCTTAGCTATTACGCTCTGTTCGCCTGTATCTTTATCAGCTATTATCTAATCTATATGAGATATATTACATACAATTTATCACGATGCTAATTGTCTAGAGAATCACATTACGATCTGTTATCTCTGGAGGGAAGCCACCACCCTGCATAGCCTGCCTTTGATAATGAATAATCAATTGGAGCAGGAAACCATCACCCTTTAAATTGTGTTTATCCGAATAACTCACCAAAGAAGGTTGTATTGTCGCTGATTCGGAGTCCGTCTTAAGACCTTGTATGTAATTGCCTACGTTCACTACTTATAACTACAGGATGTCACTGTGAATCAGGGAGTGCTTTACTGTATAGCGGATTTGTATTTAGCTCAAACCTTAGAGGCTTTGACGTTCTCCGCTAAGAAAACGTCAGTGTTGTGAACCCAACAGATAATTTAAAACTACTTACTTGTGGTAGATATTACCACCTTTTACTCGGTTGTCAAGCCTTCTCAACAAAAGTAATTACGCCATTGTCAATAATCACATCGTATGTCAATGACAGAACCAATACATCTCGCATGGCTAACACTAATAAATCCGTGTGTTCACCAGTAGTGCTGAAAGTTGATTTCGTGTGATAATCACCGTTAGGCCAATGAATTTTTACTTGCATAATCTTTCCTCCTACACTTATAGTGTATCATGGTTATTGTTAAATGGAAGCCGTATGGACGGCTATTCATGAGTAACTAAACAAATATTCCTCAATATCACAAGTGAATATGTCACAAAGATAACTCTTAATTTCTGTCATCTCACTCCACAACTTCTTAGCTCTGTGTTTATCATTAGCTAAGATAGCCCCTGAAAGCTTAGCCACCAATCCAAGCTGTACACGGTACATCCCTGACAGGATGATTAGTTCTTCCAATGCTTCAGCAGGAGCTTTGTTCATGTTTATTCCTTTGGAAAACAGCCACTACCAACAACACGAGTATAATTGGTACGATTTGTTTCATTAATAATAGTATTCAGCGCTGCAAGACAAGCTTCTTGACTATTAAACTCTGTAGATACAGAAGATACTCCAGCTTTGTAGCCGTTACTAATAACCATAATCAACACAAATGTCTTAATCATACAACACCTCCATTCACAATTAAATATTGAGCTAAACAACTTGACAGAACAATTAAATCTAACATTTTACCTGCTGTGTTCTGATGGAAAGTGTGACCACCAAAGAAAGCAACACCCCAAGTAATCCAGTTCTTAACAGACCATATACCAAACACAACGTTAAACGCAAACCAAACAGTCATTAAATCACTCATCACTTGTTCTCCTCATCTTTAATTTGTTGTTTCATCTTTTGGATAATCGCTAAATCCCCTGACGCAAAAGGACTATTTTTATCCAACAAACTTTCATATACAGATAAGATGTACCACAGATTTTGTGCATCAACTGTTACTGTTTTCATTCCATTTTCTCCTTCTCTAATTGCTCAATCTGTTCAAGAGTATACATATCTTCGTCGTAGTTGTCAATCCTCATCAACGAATTTTCTCGCTGAAGAAAATAATACTTACCATCGGATGCTAACATCGGTTTGTCAACTTCCCACAAATCCTTCATTAAGAATCCGATTTCTGTTCCGATGTAATTGCCAACAGTGACAACCTTACCTAAGTTCTCAGGACAATAGCTATTCACAACAATAGCCAAACAACCCTTCTCAATTTTATTATTCATGTAATTTCTCCATACGTTTGAACATGCAACCACTCTACACATACACACATCTCATGTCAAGCAGAATCGTTTATAGAATTATTTAAAATTCTTGTTGACACAAGGAACAGATGAGAGTAGAGTTGTTCACATCGAAATGAATGAGGATTTACCGATGACTACAAAGAAACCTGCAAAGAAAACCACTAACAGACATTCTGGTGACGATGTTAAGATTGCTACGGCTTATCTAAACAAAGCACGTTCCAGCAAAGATCGTGGTATTGATTTCAACATCTCTTTTGTTAGCTTTAAGAACATGTGTAAGGCAAAGAAATGTTACTTTACAGGGTTGACATTGACAGCAGATACGTTTACAATCGACCGTATTGATAGCAACAAGCCTTATGAAGTAGGGAATGTTGCAGCTTGTCATACAACATTCAACAGTTTAAAGAGTATGATTGAGAATCCAGTGAATGAATTAGATTTAGCTAAAGCGTTGAGAGGGTTGCAACGTACATCGAAGCGGATTAAAGCCAACAGCATTTAAACGCTCTAGAATCAATTCTAAGACGTTTTACAGCCTAAGCCATACGTTGGCTTAGGGTAACATAAATAATCGCTCATAGAGCATTGTAGGAGGAATAAACATGATTACAGTTAAAGATTACTTGGCTTACGAAAAATCTGTTACAGAAGGTATCCAATCAAAAGTAGATGAGTGGTTACAGAAAGAAGTGTTCCCGACATTTTATAACAACAAAGGTTATGATGTTCCTGAGTGGATCACAACAACGCAACTTCAGTTACTATTAGAGCAGCGTGGTTGGTCAGTGATTACTCACTGCGATTACAGAGGAAATTGTGTATTTTTAAACATTCCACCACAACAAGATTAAACGCAATAGGAAGCATTCTAAGCCACGATAATTCATCCAAATACATTCGGATAGGATTGAGGAGAAAGTGGCTCATAATCAATTGTAGAGCGTTATACGCGATGTTTGAATGAGGAGAATGGATCGTGGTTAAATTCTTTGTAATGTCTATTGCACTATTAACATCTTTTATAGCGAATACAGCCACTACAGATTGGAAATATAAGAAAGTGGTTGATCGTGAAGCAAGAATGCTGTATTATAAGCAATGTAAGTTGAATGAAGGTAAATCGTGCCATATGTTTTCATTCAACAAAGCTGTTAAACTTGAAATTGTGGAGGGGTAAAATGGATAAGTCATCAATGGGGTTTTTATTAGGCGTGGTGTTTGTGTTAGGGTTTTTCTTCGGTGTTAGTTTAGAGCAAGGATCTACTAATAAACGTTTTAAAACTGCCGAACAACAAACTTTAATCTCTGAATGCGAAAAAGCTTTACCACGTAATCAGAAATGTGTTATTGTATTGTCTACACGAATTGAGAATATTGAGGAGAAATGATTATGGTGACATTTATTGTTGTATTGTTCATGTTTTTAGTATTTGGTATACAATGCTGGTTAGCTAAGAAAACAATTGATTATAATATAGATGGAAACTCAAACTGGAAATACTGGTTTATTGCAGCAATTTTATATCTGGCGACAATTTTAACAATTATAATCGAGCTAGATCTGCGTGAAAATGAAATTGGACCATGCATTAAAGAAGAAACTTCTTATGCTTACAACGCATCCACAAAATCAACTATGCCGTATACATATTGTGTAGAGCGGGGTAAATGGAAAAATGAATAGAAAGAACACAATTAAATACATTCATCCCATAGTAGGTGAAGTGTGGATTGATAAGAAAACAACAGCGTTTGAATTGTATTCTGAAAAAGAATATGATAAACTGAATGAGTTGATTCAAACAGAATACAAGAAATGTTATGGGAACTTAGTTCCTGTTGTTGAACGATAAATTAAACAAAGGAGAATATTATGAAACCATTTAATACATTAAACCAAATCGAACTGGCTACACTGACAGATGAACAAGTGCAAGAATATGTTGATTACGCTTGTGCTGAGAAAGGTATTCCGTTAGTATTCACAGTGATTGAACAACCAGAATCGTTGAAATCTCAATCTGACATTACACTGATGAGTTTTTCAGAATTTGTTGTAGACGAAGAAACTGGTAAGAAAATTGCTCAAATCTTGGCTGATTCCAATCAGTATAAGAAAGAATACAATCAAAACAGTTATGAAATCTGCACATCTGATTATTACATAGTAAAACCAAAGCTGATTCGTACTAAGTCACCACAGCTTGTTGCTAAAGAGGCTGTTGAAAATGCTAAACTTACTCGTGAATGGAAAGCATATAACGAAGCTTCTGAAGTTCAGCAGCAAGCAATGGAAGATCGCCAGAAGCTGATTGATGAATTGTATGATACTATTTACGAAGCACGTTCATTTGTCAATAAGAAAGACTCACTGATTTCTGCATACGATAAGTATCTGTCTATGGCAGGTGGTGATCGAGAAATTGCTACACGATTCTTTGAAAACACTTACAGTGCTACACAATATGAACTGATCCGAGACTATATCTTAGGAAATGTTTAAATTTATATTCAATATTCCAATAGCCCGCATTAGCGGGCTTTAGCCATTAAGGAGAATTAATGAAATTAGAAATAGGTTTTACAAATACCAACAAACAAGGAATCGAGTATTCCGTCATTGGGAGGTCTGGTAAAGGTAACTACACGGTCAAGTTTACAGATGGAACTGTCAGGGAAAATATACCAAAACAGAGAATTCTTGAAGGTAATGTTAGGTTGAAACAAGCCTTACCCGAAGAAGTTTTGTCAGTGAACATCGGTGATAGGTTTGGTAAATTAGTGGTTATAGGGTTAGAGAATCCAGTAAAACCAACAACGTTGTGTGATTGTGGTAATTTATTTAATCCGCAAAGATCGGGGTTGTATCACGGAAGAAATACAAGCTGTGGTTGTGTTCCATCAAACAAATCTTCTGAGAAATTTTGGGGACGATTTAACGAAGTTATTCAAAATTGGGAGGGTGCTACGGATAATCCTGAAGTGATGAAGCTACCAATTATGGAATTTAGGTTTGGTAGTACAGAAATAATTGGGATATGCGGGGAGACTTTAGTGGATAAAGAGTTTTATGAATATTGGGTAAATTATCCTTTTATTGTAGATGATAATAAATATCCGTCCCTGTGCGCAAACAAATATGTATATGCAAAAATCAAAGGTTCTACTCAAAATCGTAGCGAAAGAAAGCCATACCGTTTGCATCATTTAGTATTTGGTTGTACTAATTTTTCAAATTATGTCATAGACCATATAGACGGGAATCCCCTGAATAATGTAAGGTCTAATTTAAGATTGGCTACAGTTCAGCAGAATGCAACCAATGCCGCTAAAACAAAATCAAATACTATTTCAAAGTATAAGGGTGTTTTCTATATTAAAAACACACCAGAAACTAAGAGAGTTTCTAAGAAGCCTTGGAGGTCTACTGTTTGGGTTGGGAATAAACAATACACTAAATATTCAGAAACAGAAAAAGACGCAGCGTTAGCCTATAATGAATTAGCATTGAAGCATCATGGAGAATTTGCAAGGTTAAACATTGTAGATGAGGGTGATTGAGTTCACCCTTCTTTCCAGAACTCGTTACTCGATTTATTTCAATGTTCACAGATAAATTTAGAAACTAAGACGATTTTAGTTTGAAAGTTGACAGGTGCAAATAGAACTTGTTAATTAATCTATTTCAAAGTCAGGACGTTATGGTAGGAATTGATACAAAGATTGTTGCATTTCTCACAGGTTACATTAGAAATCGTCATCGAAACTATTCAATTTTTCATTGGAAAATCAAGGACTTGACGTTAAAATGGTTGGAAAACCGGATAGCTGTGCTATCGCCTCAATCAATGCAACAAGCAACACAGCCAGAAAATTCCAGCAAACGCAAATGAGGAACCTTTCAGGCCGTTCTTTGAACGGGAATGATTCTCAATACACTGTAAAGAATTCTGACACAATTAGTCAATCAAAATTACTAATCAATAAATATAGAAAAGCTATTGACAAAGCTTGTCAGCTTGTGCTATTTGCGCACAATGCTATATAAAGGAAAGCACAAGAAAATAATTTGATAATTACTAAAAATAAGCTTGCAATCTATTTTACCTATGATAGATTGAACGTATTGAAACAACACAACACAAGGTATGAACAATATGAACCCTTCAAAAGAAATACGCGATCAATTGCATCCGGTGATCCGGCAATTATTCCCAGTGTTTTCAGAATTGGCTATTGGCGATCAATTTATGACTGGCGGTAACACTTACAAAAAGATCAGTAGTCGGACGGCTAGAATTGTTGCGCCGGTGGAATATTCGAATCGCTGGTTTTACTTTGGACAAAATGAAAAGGTAATGAAAGTATGAAATTATCAAAACAAGCGGTTGACAATGTAATCTGCCTTGCGGTAAGCTTTACGTGTTGTTTAATTGGCGGCTATATGGCTTTAATCGGATTTTAAGGAAAGAAAAATGAATACTAAATTACAAAAAGCTGTTGACGATAGCCGGTATACCATAGCTTTAGAATTCACCGGCGGATCAGAAAATGCTTTACATGTAATCCGTTTTTGTGGTAACTTTGTTGGCAGTTCTGAAACTGTTAACGGCGCTATTTTATTAGCAATCTTTCATCAGGATGAAAGAAATTTAAAATTAATCTAAGGAAATAAAATGAAAAATAATCGTTTGCAATTAATCGAACAAGCTGTTAAGGTTGTTCAATCTGAGAACAAAAACAGCTTTAAGGGTATTGAAAGACAAGTGCTGTCAATCGTAGATCGGGAATATGTCAACAAACAAAAAGATGTTGACACAATCAACGAATTAGATTTTAATAATTGAAAGCTTGTTTCTTTATATACTGCTGGCTTATAATTTGAGTCAGTAGCAATAAGTAAACAACGGCAATAATGCCAACAAAACAAGGTAAAAACGTTATGATCACATTATCTGATTTACAAAAGCTTTTAGCCGAAAAGCAAGAATTGTTAGAAAACAAACAATCAACTTTAGATAATTATAAGAATGACCCACTGGCTCATTTTGAGGATGAAATTAAATCAGACCATGATAACCAATTGCGTGAATCGTATGCTGATGTTTTAGATCAATTACCGTTTTATGTTTGCGGTCGTGGTGCTGCTAGTTTTGCAGACTGGGTATCAGATTGCGATCAAAGCTTTTACAGTCAAAGTTTAAATGATTTTGCAGATTCTTACGATGTTTCTAACTTTGATGAATATAAAGATCTTAAATCTGAAATTGAAGAATTGGAAAGTGAAATTTCCGATTTAGAAGATCAGATCGAAGAATGGGAAGAATTTGAAAAAGTTGATTAATAACGATTGACAGCCAACAAAAGAGCGCTTTATAATTAGCGCGCAATTCAAACAAAACTTAATTTTAAGGTATAAACAAATGAAAACAATTCCTGAACAAGATCTGGCAGTAGCTGAATTTTTGAAGTCAATCAACGTTGAATACTCTGTAAAATGGCTTGGTGTTGCTGGTAACAATTCTAATTTTAAAGATTCTGACCAATGGCAAATTACATTTAAAAAAGCTGGTAAATTCTCAGAATCTTTTGATTTTTACACTGGCTCAGGCCATCGGATCAATAATTCAGGTTTATCTTTATCACCGGCAAACAAAAAGTATCTTGATTCTGTGAAAGCTGTCACAGGTTTACCCAATGCGCTTGTGAAAGAAAGTAAACAGGAAATACTGGTAAAAAATGTTTTTGTTCAAAGCTATGCTGTGACGCCAACACAAGCCAGCGTTTTGTATTGTCTGCTATTGGACGCCGAAAGCGGTTCAATGTCATTTGATGATTTTTGTTCTGAATTCGGGTATGATAGTGACTCAATATCTGATTTTAAAACTTATCAAGCTTGCATGGCAACTACAAAGCAAGTGCAAAAGCTTTTCACAAGCTCAGAACGTCAACAATTACAAGAACTACTACAGGACTATTAAACATGATCCCAGTAATCCAAGCTATAGAATCAACAGCACAATCTGATTTAGATCTTATTCTGGCAATCAAAGCTTTAAGCTTTGAAGAAATTGAACAATTGACAGATCATCTGATCATCTGTCATAAGACAGGCAATCAATTTGTAGTGAAAGCAACACGGAAAAGCTTTACAACTATTTTGTCTGAGTTGTTGACAGGAAAGCTTAAAAGCTGTTACAGTTTGCGGGTAGAACGTTTTGAATATAAACTTGAGGGTTGATGAGATGGGTAAATCTTTTCGTTTCAGTGCTGATAGCACAAAGCAAGAACAACAGCAGAGCAAACAAGCCAAGCTGTTAAAACGTAAACAACAGACAGAAAAACAATTCTGGCGTAACATTGAAACAAAGGTAAACTAACATGAAAACTTTAGGTACTATCTTCTTCAAAACACGTTCACAAGCTCGGATTCATGCTGTTAAGACAGGTAACAAAGCCCCGACAACCAAAGCGGAAAAAGGCTGGCCTGTTAAACTAGCTAAGAAAGAAAAACTTATCAACGGCTTAACTAAAGCACAATATGAGCATATGTTTTCTGATCCGATTTACCCTGATAGCTGGTATTGAAAAAGAATTAAAATAATTTATCAAAAAGGGGCTTTACAGCCCTTTTGTTTTGTTCTAAGATTGTTTTATCAGCTCGGGGCAATGGTGCAACGGCTAAATCTGAAAGGGCTTTAAAATGAAAATCGACAACGCATTAATCGTCTTATCTGTTGCACTGGGTTCATTCGGTATCTACAGTGTAGAATCTGCAATTACTTGGTTTTGTGGTGCTGTATTGGCTGGCGTATACGTTGCGTTTAATGATTAAGGAATAAAGACCATGACAGAATCACAATGGTTATTTTTGGGCATAGCTGGTTATTGCGTAGCGCTGGCATTCTTGATCGGCGCTATTGCTAACAATGTTCGCAGAACTCACAATGTAAGAAATAACAAGGACTAAAGATTATGAGAATCTTAAAACCGCAACAGCTAACAACTACACAAGGTATTGCACTGTCTTTTGTAGCTTATGAGGAATATTGCACAAAAACGGTATACATTGGTAAATCAGATCAAGGGTATACAGCGATCAATTGTGTAGACGGTGAATTTGCTAATCAGTATTATGTGTATGAAAGCCTTTCAGAATTGATTACAGACTACTATGTCAATATGGGGTATATGGTGAGCTATTGCAGAGATAGCGAAGCAGAAGGCATCCTGGCAAGCTTAAAAGAAGCCAGAAAAGTTATGACGGTAACATAGAAATAATTAATTTATTTTGTTGACAAGCTGAACCAATGAACTAGAATACAAGGGGTAGGGCAAGCAATGGTGCTTGCCTAGTCTGATAGGTAGGTGTGTTATGGCTAGCTTAGTTTCTCTGTTATCTGGTTTTAATTCTGACAATGTAAAACGCAATGAGAAATTAATCATTGCTATAGCATCAGCAAACCAAGGTAAGCAGCCTACAATTGATACTCAGGGCCGGTTACACGCACCTTGTAATGGCTATGTATACAATGATTCTGTATACGCAGCTGGTGAGTATATGAGCGACGAATTCAACAAAGCTGGTCAGATGGCAACAGCTAAAGTTAAAATCAGTGTTGAATTAATCGAAGCAATCAAAGCTGTCTGGTCTGCTGTATCCTTTGGTAAATCTTGGCAAGGTAACGACGGTATTACCGTTTGTTATGCTTATTTTGAATGCCTGACATCAGCACAGAGGGACCAACTGACTAGCGTTTTATCTGGTACGTCAAATACCCGTAAAATGATGGCACTAGAACAAGCTGAAAGTTTAGGGTTAAAACACGGCACAAGCTGGAAATTTAGCGCAAGCAAGTATGCAAGAGCCTTAGCTTATGACTTACACGCATGTGAGTATGAGTGTCAAAAAGATGGTATTGCGTCGGATGAATGGTCTTTAAATGAAAAAACTTATAAATTTGAATGCATTTTCAAAGGTAAAGAAGTATGTTTTGTATATCCAAGTAACAAAGACTACTTTACAGCATAAACATCAAATATAACAAGATTAAAAGCCCTATACGGGCTTTTGTTGTTTCTAGGCTATACAGACAACCAGAATTAATAAAACGTAATACAGAGCTTTGCAGGCTGTTTTACAGCATAGAAAATAATTATCAAAGCCAAGCCAAAAAAAAGCTTGGCTTTATTTTGAAGATTTAGCCAGATGGCAAGCGGAGTTAAACGAGATCAACGGCATAAGCTAACCAGCTAAAAGAGAAGCCCCGACAAGGGGCTTTTTATTTACCTTCTCTTTATCCTGTCAACTTTCTTTACATTCTAATGTCAATAATCTTTATAGCATTTAAACGCTCTAGAATCGATTATACGGGGCTTTGTGTTGTAGTGCTACCTTGATATGCCTCAGCAGAGTATTCACTTTTAGCTATTTTATGCAGAATAAATAGTGCATAACTGCATATGTATTCACTCTATTTTATGCAATATATAGGCCAATATGCAAAGCGAATAAGCTAGGCTTATGAGCGTATAAATACAAATAAGAGTTATTCGTATTAGATGAATGACAGCTATGCTGTCATGAGGCTTAGTGTAACAAGTATTAGTACACTAATAGTGATAACAATAAATGTTATTACAATAAATGTTATTACAATAAATGTTATTACACTAAGTGTTATCACCTGAATTATTACTACTGTAATTATTGGCGCGGAGTGTTGACAAACGAATGTTTTGTCTAACACGAAGCAAAGCTTATTACACTAAGTATTATCTCAATTGGTCTTACCAATTACTATCTATTAGTCAATTAAGTATACTAATCAATAGAACACAATGAATAATAATAATCTAAATGATAATTATTCGTATTACAGTCAATTTTACATAATCTATGCTATGGGTTATTTATTGATAATGCTTTGATATTTCAGAATATTGGAAAGAATGATGGAGGGAGTAGTGGTCGTGTTAAACAACCAAATACATAATTTCTAATTCTGAAATACCCTTATAGGATGTATATTTTGGATATGATATTTTCAATCTAAAATTAACAGGAGAGGTAGTGATATTTTGTATAGATATTTTTACAAATAAATTCTAATTAAATGAAGTAATTAGGATATTTTTACAAGGATATTTCATACACAAGGTAGAAACAGGAAGGATACAGGAAGATGTTACACTTCTACAGCAAACACTGATATTTGGTATAAACTATAGTTTGGCAATCGGCAGTATGATAGTACCTTTTTATATTCTAAGACCTATACCCCTCTAAGCCTTACCACACAAGGGTTTCAAAAACCTTATTGCAAGCTCACTTCAAATAATTCTATTTCTATTGCAAATAAATGATATTTCACTTGCAATTAATAAGAAACATGGTATACTATTAGGGTATAGGGTGATTAAATTCATTAGATTTCCCTATGGTATTTTGTCCCCTTAAGGAGTATATTTTGATTAATGTTATTGATAGTATGTGTGGTACAGGTAAGTCCACTAAGATGTTTGAGTTGATTAGACAGAAAGCTAAAGAGAACCCAGAAGCTAGGTTCTTATACATCACTCCGTTCCTCTCTGAGATTGATGAACGTGTACCAAAGGAATTACCAGAATTAGATTTCTATACACCAGAGAACAAAGGTAGAGGTAAGATAGGTGATTTAAAGATGTTGATATTCGAGGGTAAGAATATTGCTTCTACTCATGCACTATTCCAAAACCTTACTGTGCAGATAGTTGATATGTTGGTAGATAAACAATATACACTGGTGATTGATGAAGCTCTTAGTTGTGTTGGTTTATTAGATAGAAGTTTGGTTCCTTCTGATACAAGAGATTTGCTTAAATCTGGTATGGTTTTGATTAATCCAGATAAACGTAATCAGCTTAGTTGGAATGAAGCTGAATATCCAGAGCACGATGGTAGATATTCTTTTGTTCGCAGTTTGTGCAGTCTTGGTGTTGTTTACTGCTATGCTGATACATTCCTTATGTTTGAGTATCCTCCTCGCCTGTTGTCTGAATTAAAGGAAGTGTGGATTCTCACTTACTTGTTTCATGGTAGTGATATGAGATGTTGGTTAGAGCTGAATAACATACCATACACTGTTGTAGATAACAACAACCTTGGTTTGTTGTCTGAGGGAGAACTGAAGAAGTCTATTAGAGCTAATCTAACCATCATTGAGAACAGAGCAACTAATGCTAAGAAGCAAAGAGATACTACTCTCAGTAAAGGCTGGTTTGAGAAAGCTAAGAAAGAAGAAATAGATAAATATAAAGCTATGCTACGCTCTTGTGTTGTGTCCAATAAGGCTAAGGCTGGCGAGGTATTCTGGACTACATACAAAGACCACCAGAAGCGTATGCAGGGGGCTGGATATACGAAGGGTGTTAGTGATGACATGCCCGCTTTCCTTCCTATGAATATTCGTGCAACAAACAACTACCGTAATTATTCTTTGTGTATGTATGCTGTGAATATTTTTAAGAACCCTATCGAAGTGAATTACCTAAGAGCTAATAATATTGAACCAGATGAAGATATGTTTGCTCTGTCTGAGATGATTCAGTTTATTTGGCGTGGTGCAATCAGACAAGGTAAACCTATGAAGGTGTTGATTCTGTCTGAGCGAATGAGAAATCTATTAATTAAGTGGTTGGAGGTTTAAGTGAATTTTGATGATGAAACAATACAGTGGTTCCTAAGTGAGTTGAGAGAAATCCCAGAAAAGTACCGTGTTGGTTGGGGTAGAGAACGCACCAAAGCAATTCATATTGACAAATTAAAAGAAATTCTCGAAATACCGAAGGATTCGTGGAACAATAAAGACAGAAAGTTAGTCTCTAAACTGTGTGATGACGTTTCTTATGTGAAAGAACAATCTTGTTCATATGAACTGAAATGGCCGTTTGTCTGGTTTACTTTCATTGGAGCTTTTAGAAAAACTAGAAAACCTAATCAAAGAGGGTCTGATTTCTTTAACGATAAATATTCTGGGAAAGGAAACGGGGTTGTGTATTTATTGGGTTGCGGGGATTATTATAAGATAGGTTACTCTAAGAACATACAAAGCAGATTATCCAGCATAAGAACCAGTAATCCTTTTGAGGTGGAATTGTTAGCTACTTTCGAATGTACGGATGGTAGATACTTAGATTTAGAAAAGCTTCTACATGAAAAATTCAAAGACAGTAAATATAAGCTAGAGTGGTTTAATAAAGATTTTACTGTGGAAGATTTCTTACAAGCATGTAAAGACCTTACGTGATTACAACAAAGCCACTTAACGGGGCTTCTTCATAGCTGCTTCAAATGTGCCTGTTTGTTCTTGTGTTGGTTTCATTAATTTCCCCTGAACAAAACATACTCTGTTGATTCTTTATCTTGTCGATAGTTCTGTACCCAACCATCTGGTCTAGGGAGACATAACCTCTTTAGACTAATATCTTCAGGTGTAACAAGATATTGTTCACTGTACATCTCAGCAGCCACTAACATATGTGGTGGATATGTTTTTAATAATTCAATCAATTCACTTACTGTCATTCTCCACCTCCCTACAAATAAACTCATCAGCTAATGTTGTGCAGACAATCTTTCCTTCGTTGTACATCTTAATAATCGCTGCGTGTCTGATATCCACTGGCCAAATAACCAGTACAAGCGTTACTATCACTCCATATACAAATGACAAGATGTTGGTTATAATATCTTTCACTCTAATCTCTCCGCTCACTAGCTTTAACAATAATTGTATCTCTCGTACCACAATTATTGTTAGCGTCATAGAAGATTACATAGCCGTCATCCGACGCATCAACACATCTTACATCATAAGAGTATGTACTACCTTCACCCTGAAACAACGCTTCTTCATCACCGTCTGTGTTGACGGATAATTCATTGTCTGTGTAGCACCACACAACATCACTATACACTACGATATTCATTGTGATAATCTTCTGTAGCTGTTCTACTTCTTTAAATAATGTGTCTAATAACATCTAATCTTTCCCTCCAAGTTCTAGTATTCGTTTATTGTAATAAGGACTATCTTCCCTTAACCACGTATTCCCATTAAAATCTGTATAATCATAATCATCACAACGTTCTCCTTTGAACTTCTCATATACTACTTCACCATAAGGACAATACGGTGGTGCTGATTGTTGAATACCTACATGAATCTCTGTGTCTTCAGGCCATTGATCCAACCATAACTGGAATTGTTTTCTGTTCATAATACAATCCCATGAATAGCTAACATTGTTTGGAACTTATTCTCATACTCATCGTCTTCGTTTGGAGTGGAATAATAGCTAATTGCTCCACGCAGAGATTTAATTTCAGATTTATCTGAAGCTTCCCTCCATGCGGTGATGTGTAACTCTAAGTCTTGCATAAGTTTATTCTTCATGTCGTGATCTGTAATGTGATTCACTTATCTCGCCCTCCGACTTTCTTCCCAACAATCCCACAATCTTTGTGTAAGGCTATTCGTGTAGAACCCTTCTTCATCTGTGGATAAATCATAATTCCACTTCTTAGCAAATTCTTCAAATTGTTTATTGCTCTCAAAATGTTGCTGTGCTGAATGCAAGCTAATACTTTCAGTATGTATTTCAGATAGATCACTCACACTTCTCTCCTCAAATTATTACTATTTCTTTTTCCAAAGTGTTTTAGATAATAATCCCCTCATACTGAGTTCATCCAAAACAGCCCATATTACGAAAAGAATATTAAATATCGGTATTACAGCAAGTATTACAGTACCTACCACCTCACCGACCGTAACGGCACCTCTCCGGTAGGAATCAATACCACATATCACGATTGTAAGTAAAGCAGGTAGAACATATAAAATAAATAAATCCATAATTATTCCTCCACATCAATAATCTTTAAGATTTTATCATAACCTTCTTGGTCAGTTAAGAATGTGCGTCCATTGACTAATGATAAAGCATAAGTGTTATCTGATAAATGTTGACCAATGTAGCAAATATTCTTAACTTGAACTAAACCATAAGGTGCGTCTATATCATTCATGTGTTCCATATTTTTAACTTTTACAAACATAATCAATTCCCCTCTTGTTCAAATACTGGCACTAAGAATACACCAACTTCGCATAATCTGTCAATGTCTTTCTGTGCAGCTTCTTGTGTTTCGTAGTAGGGTGCATAATACTTGTCAGGAGAAGCATAGCACACCCATTCATCAGCTTCCTCATCAAGAAAGATGTCGTAATAGTCATCTGGACTATGTTTATGTTTTACGTACCACATATCTACTCCTTCTCAATATCATTAGACCAAGCCAATAATTCATCTGTGTTATAGGCATATTCGTTTGGCGCATATTCATCTGTTCTGATGATGTAATAGTGACCACCGAAAGGTGATGTCACCACTTTCAGAACACACCCATTAGAAAGGAAAGGCTTATCTTTCCATTTCACTCTATCACCTACTTTGAATTTAGTCATAGTAGTCTCCGTCGAATTCTATCTTATAACCTTCATGCTCAAGGAATTGCATTAACGCATCTTTTAGTGATGTATTTTCGCAACCAAAACAGTAAGCATGTGCTTCATTACCAATCACAACGTCCTTGCATAATAACTGATAAGATTCTTCCCAAGTGCCACCACAAGTTTCACAGTCATGTTCGGCTGTTGTATATTTGATAACTATTTTCTTGGTCATTTCACTTCTCCTAGTTTCTTCATCAAAGCATTAATAGCATTCTTCGTGTATTGCTTATTGTCTTGTGCTTTACGCATAACATCCAACCCTTCCACTTTCTTCAGGATAGCTTGTAAATCAGCAAAGATTTCAGCAGCAACAAACTTACCAATAACTGTCATATTAAACTTAGCGGCAAGGTAACTATGCAGCTCACTACGAATATCATTCTCATATTTCTGTGCATCTTGCAATGATGGGAAATACTTAAAGCACTTCTCTGCCATGTGGTACCATTTACCACTTGTGATTACGTAATCACCTTTAATTTTAGCATACTTATAACCGCTGTGAGAGCTGGCTGTAAACGGTAAGTCAGCTTCAGCGGCAAATTTCTTCAGTGTATCACCAATCACTTTCGATACATTTAGCTTAAAGAAGCTGTTGTCACTTGTAGAGAAACGACCTTTGCCGTATGACACAGCAGTTTCTACAAAAGGATTACCTGTGTCTTTCAGTTCACCGACAATTGTGTATTCTACTGGAGTGAGAATGGCTTCTTCTTCCAGATATACTTTCTCGCCTTCGCTAATCTCTAGCAGACGTTCCCGATGTGCGAATTCTTCTTTCAAAGAAGGATACACCATCTTTTCTTCATCGTCATCGTAATACTGATTGTGGATCTTATTCACTTCTTGTGCAGAAAGCTCAGTACCATCTTTCAGGATTGTTTTAACCCATGTGCGTTGTGGTGCTGTGTATGTGTACAAGGTTTCATCTTTATTGATTGTGATTTGTGTACCATTCAATTGACGATTACCCACCATGTAACCACCCCAGCGATGAGGTACTTGAATAATCAGTGTATCACCCGCTTGTACAGCTTCAAAATCTTTTAAGTTTTCAATTTTAAATGTCATTTATTTTCTCCTCACTTCAAATTCTAATTTATCTTCCCAATCATCGAAGAACATATTGATTGTTGGGATACCGTGTAACCTTGCTAAATGCACAGCAGTAGCCGTCCCTCCTTGCACAACACCATTCAATTCTTTAGCATAAAATAACACAAAATCCGAAGGAGTGTCAAGATTATTCCCCAACACCTGACAGACATTACGGGCATGTAGTTTCTTAGCTCCAACAGAGCAGCGCTCCCAGTAAGGATGTACTTCTGAAGCAATCTCCATACACTTACCAAGTAGATGCTTAGGGATAATATTATTGTGTGTATCCAGAAAATGATCCATCTTGAAATTCACCCAAGGAATATAGATTTCCTCGTTAGTAATAGATAAATCTTCATCTCGATAATAAGATTCATGTCCCCATTGAAACATTGCATCGCTACCTTTAGCACCACCAGAGCGCAGCGTATAGCCTTGACTAGCTAAGAAATAAGCTTCCTGCGACATTGCGTTCTGTACATTTTCAGGAACTTCCCTACTACCAATCCCTGTGTAAATCTTCATTGTTTCTCTCCATTAATTACACTCTTTACTGAATTATACTCATTAACACAAGTTGTATTGCTCAATCTGAGTGAGTCAGCTTCTTTCGATAGAATTTCATTTGCTTGGACACTCCATCGGAGCAACTCGGCTCGCACAATGGATGTGGTAGCTTCGGATGCCCGTTCACGGTTAACTCCGGCACTAGCATCTTCTCCACCTTCGGACATTGAATCAAGGGTTTTGAGGAGCAACTCATGTTCAGTAGACAGCTCAGTAAAAGCAATGTCAAGCTTAGCTTGCTCTTGTTTGTAATATTGTTCATTCTTTGTTTTCTCCTTAATCAGTTGTTGTTGTTTAAGTAATTCCGACTTCTGCTGGTCAATTGTAGCATGTAAAGCCTCAGTATTCGCCTCACTCCACTTCAATTCCCATTGTGTATTCACATGCAAGGATGTTCGCTGATATGTCGCTACGTTCGTTAGAACGAGTAATAGCACAATAGCGATAGTCTTCCAGTAAGTTTTCAAAAATAATAACATTAGTTTCTCCCAAATAATTAAGCCACGAGAGATATTCTAATCCTCGTGGCTATTGTTGTCAAGCGTTAAATTCGTCCTATTGATCACGAGTACTGTAGTAATCAATCACTTTGTATAAAGCTTGCTTCACTTCAAGGTCGTCAGTCAGTTTGTACATCTCAATCAAATCATTACGGACAATTGATTCCACTTGGTCTGGGTCTAACTTTAAAAATACGTTCATTTGTTCTCTCCTTCAAATTTAACTAATGCGAAGTATAAATAGTCAGGGATTTTCTCCCAGTTAATACTACCAAAACCGTCAATATCCCAGTAAGCTTGTCCATCAACAACTTTCACTCTAAGATCGCCGTAGCAATTACCAATTATACCTACCGTAAACTCAGGAGTATTGACTGGCATTTTTAATTCTTCACTCATTTCTTTCTCCTATGTTGTCGTTTAATAAATCTTACAAATCTTCCTGTCAATATCAAGATAGTAATCCACCATGTCACTAAATTAACTAACAAATACTTCCAGTATGCTTTTGGGTTATCAGCGTCTTCACTCCATTCAAAGTCTAGTACGCTGACAAATACAGCGCAACTGAAATAAAATACGATGATTGTAATATTAGAAATCAATGTCATCATAGTAACCTGTTTCTAACCTGTGTTGAGCCAACGCTGTGATAGATTCTTCATCCATCCAAGGGTTATCCTGTCGAATTAAACTCTCAGCCCATTCTTGCAAATAGATTTCATCCCAAGCTAATTGCCCAACTACATCGTCACACTTCCAATTGTCATACCCTGCAATATCATAATAACCCATCTACTACTCCTCAATAATTTATTAATTGCTCATATCTAATTCACTGCGAAATCCGCGCCATACAGGGAAACGGGGAACACCATATTTAGTAAGCTCTTGATAACTGAAGTTAGCCAACTTACCAAGATAACTTTCTTTGTTGTCCCAAATCTCTTTACGTTGAATATCAGTGAATCCGCTACCGATGTTGAATACTACACCGTTCCAATCTACTTGTAAAGAACCTAGTGTGTTTGCTGGAACCATACCTTCTTTCTTACTTGAACGTTTGGCGTAGCCTCGTTCATCTGTTTCAAGAGCATTTTCATTGGACATCTTTTCTTCAAAACCAATTACTACAGCTTCGGAATCGTGAAAGCTTTTCAGCTTTAACAAGAAGCCTTCCTTGAACGTAGATCGTCCTTGTTTATATCGACCACTCAGTGAACGTAAGATACCACCTTCGTAACCTTGCGACACATATTTAGCTACAGCACGTTCCGCTTCCTCTGGTGTATGTGCGACGTCAGTAATAACACGTTTCACAAACAATGGTCTATTAATCTCAAGCACTTTAGTTATATAAATATTCATTCTGTCTTTACATGAAAGATCGCTGTCCCAGTAATCATACACTGCTAGGTAGAACTCAGGTTCACCATCTTCTGACATGATTGCAGATTGCACAGAATTAAAATCTCCATAAACCATCAACTCACCGTCTAATCCGTGTAGGTTTAGTTCCTTAAACACTTTCTGCACGTATTGATTTGGGATTGGTTTCATCTTACGACTATAAGCTACACCATTAATAGCAAGACAACGGATTCCATCCAATTTTGGTTGAATGTAGCAAGGGTATTTTACATCTTCGTATAAGTTCGGAATTTCGCTGTTCGCCAACATCGGTTGTTTAATCATAAATTTTCTCCTTTACTCCTTTGTCCAATCTTTATCAGGGGCGTAACGTTGACGCAAAGCGTCTGCTACGCGAGGGTCATCTTGTAGCTCTGCAAGCTGACAAGCATACTCGTGTTTCTTGGCTTGCCAAGCTTTATGGGCATCTAACTCTGTTTTGTAAAAACCAAGCTTAATCTGTTTCTTAAGAAAAGGGTCGTTACAAGCTGCTCTAAATTTTAAAGTAGTGTTTGGATAATATGATACTCCTATCAGTAAGGTGCCTCTTTGTCCTTTGTTTGTATTTAAGAAACCGTTAAGTTGCCTAGAAACAAATACCACAGTGTCAGGTCCATACAACTTATTATCTCTTACAAGAAGATCCTTGTCTGGTTGACAATTCTGCCAATCTCTATTCGGCTGAGAATCAACCCACTTGATAAAATTTGAAAATCTTTGCCATTCTGGATGGATACTACAACCAACATAGGTCGGTTTCACTTTAAGATACTTCTCACTGTAACATCTTTCCAACATCTTTTGCCAAACAAGATAATACGGACATACGAAACCTGTCGTTTTAAGCTGGTTCACTGCGTAGTCAACGTCATTTATTCCAACACCCCAAACCAATCTTCTCTTAAGTCTCATTTATTCTCTCCATAATTTCTGCAAAACTGATTGGTTTATAATTTGTATGTTCCACGCAAACGTTTACATATCTTTCGTCTTGTATCATTCCTGCGGCATTGCCATACTCGAACACTGTTTTCTCTACAACCTTACCGTGAAGGTGTCCATGCACATTGAATAACCTACCACGCATTTCTTGGGGGTGAATTGGACAATGACTAAACCACACATTACGTTTACTCAGTAAGCTTTCTATACTATCAAACGCATCAGCTAATTCTTTAATTGAATGATGTTCAGAATCGTGATTACCAAGAATTAACTTCTTGTGCTGACACTTAATACTCTTTACTTTCTCAAGCCAATACTTGTCAAAAGCTACATCACCTAACAGGTATAGAGTGTCCCGTTTACCGACATTTGTTGCTAAATTTTCAAATACAAAATTATGATGTTCTTCCGCAGAAGTAAAATCAGTTCGGTATTTGGTGATATTCTTGTGCCCGAGGTGGTGATCGGAACTAATCAGCAGTTTACTCATATTCTCTGACACCCTCCTCGGTGAATGTTGTATGTCATTTGTTCTTCTTTCGATAGCTTTGAAAATTCATCCCACATATCCCAGAATTTAGGCCCAGCATATTTCTTAGGGTCATGGTTAGACTTTTTTAAAGGCCAAGGGCCGCAGTAACTATGAAACTCAAATAGTATCCCTTTATATTCATAAACTGCTGGACTGCAAATAATTCCACTCATCTTGTACCTCCCATAGCTAAATATCCTAAAATCCAAGGCAATATAACAAACATAAATACTAATGTCAATACTAAAGGTGTGTCAGATTTCTTATTCATACTTCACGCAGCGAATAACGCCCATCATAATTATCTTTAATATACTGCTCAGCAATACTTCGTTTCGATGTCTTGATGAAGATAAAGTCTCCATTAGCATCCCTGAAACAGAATTTACTAGGGAAAGATACTTCAGGGAATGTGTATTCCTGATATGTTAACACAACAGTCTCAATCACTTTCTCTTTCTTTGCTTTTGTCATTCTTATCTCCTATCTGATTGGATGATGTAATTCTACTAGAGCATTTATTTGCTGTCAACATAAATTTATCTATTTACAAAATATTAATCTTCCTGTATACTTTAGGAAGGAGCATTCTCACAACAACACAGGAAACCACGATGCGGGTGATAGAATACTTCCATGAGCTTGTCTCTCTTGGAAAAAATAAAATAAAGCGTAGCCTAGACAACCTGTTCGCTCAAGGAGATTGGCAATTTCTTCAACTCAATAACTACACATCCGTTTCCCCATTAGTGGTGAATCAGGGTAGCACAACCAAATTACAATTTCAACCTGCTGACATATTCTTTCAGGCAGGAAGAAGTTTATCTCTCAATTATAACTTTACTTCTCAGAAGTTTCAACCACAAACACTAAATGACGTATTTTTAGTGGAGATCAGATTTAAAGCTAAAGCTTCTGCTCAGAATGCTGCTTATGAGATACGGTTAGAATCTCCTACGTTTCCGTATAACCCTGTGCAGGCACAATCTGGTAGTGTTAGTAAGTCTGCCGGAGTGGAACAGTTTATATCTCTTGCTGTTCCAGTATTTATTGGCCCAGAAATATTTGCTAATGGATTGGAAGTATATTTTAAAGCGGATTCAGGTAACTTCCAAGTGTATGATATGAGTTATATGGTGGTGAGATTAACATCTGGGATGTAGCTACAAATTGCACATAAAACAAAGCCCGCTAAATGCGGGCTTTTTCGTTTGTATTACGCTGATTATATTTTCCAGCATAAACATCTTTTATACGCTTCTGTATTTCATCAGGAGATAAGAAGTCGCAGAGGATGACATATAGTGCATTACGTTCTGCTGTAGCATCAGGAACTCTCATAGGAGGTAAGTCGTCCATGTCTGAATAATGGTAGCTCATTATGATTCCTTGTTTAGTTTATTAAACAGAGACATTCCTAGTAAGCACCCTGTACCTCCGCCCAGACCAGCAGGAACAAAAGCCCAGTATGATTGTGTAGCAATAACCATAGTCGCTATTGTTGCCACCATGAACGTTTCGCAAGCGCTCATCGCCATAGACGTAGGAACGATGAACATCTTTTTATCAGCTACCACACTCTTTTGCTGCATAGCTTTTAGCATGATATATACAAAGTTAACTGCAAAGATTGCTATGAATAAAGGTAATGTCATTTTGAAGCCCCTGAAGTTCCACTAATCCCAACAATATCATCCACAATACTTCCCACTTTATTCAAGAACTGGTCCAATGTTCCGTTGTTATTCACCAAGAATGTGTGATATAACGGTGATGTTGGTAAATAGTTTCGACTGTCACCTTCAAACGTATATCCATCTCGCTCAATCCGAATTACACAAATATAATGACCCGCTTGGAGTAATGGAACAATCTCTGATTCAAAACCACTGTCTGAGATCACCACTAAATCAGATGTAATTGACTGAGCTAATTGCTTACCGAAGAAGTCTTTACCTAATAATGGTTTTACAATATTCTCAGAGCAGTGGATTAACCATTGTCGGGGGCTTACTTGCTCACCACCTACCGAGAAATAATGAGAAGGTGTTTCTTTAGTTGGTCGGAATGTAGCCAATTGCTTCATTTGAAACTCAGTAATCCCCGCCACCATAGCAGCCACCTTGTATAATCCATCTTTGAATCGTAAGTGTTGAGCATTGTACTTCTCAGCAATATAGTCTGCTGCTGTGTCCTTCCCTGTGTTCGGGCAGGAATTCATTACAATAATTTTAGCCATATTATTCTCCTCTCATATAGTTCATCAAATACTCGTGAATATCATTATCCACAAAATTAGCCATAGTCATGTAGTCATTCACAATGACACCTCGCATACGTTCAATACCACTAAAATGATTAGGCACCATAAAGTATCGTACATCTTTCTGTTTGTCTACAATGTCATTAGCTGTAGCTTTGTATGGTGTATCCTCTTTCGATAAAGCAAATTGTAATGCTTCAACGAAAAACTCCCACTCCCTTTTATTGTTTACAATTACAGCAATATTTTTCATACATTCCTCCACATAAAATAAAAGCCACTCTAGGATTACTAGGTGGCTATATTATTACACTAATTGTTCATTGTCAATGTAATTTTGGAGGTTCTTCATCTTCAATTTCAATAATCTCAAATGTCTCGCCATCTTCTTTCACATCAATAATAATGTTCCCTTGGATGTAATCAATGAGCTGACCCTTAGTGAGCTTCTTCAGAATTGCTTCTGGCAGTTCATCAGCTTCCATTGAGGCTAGGAAGTCTTGTTCTACCTGCTTCATCATTTCTTGTTGTTTAGCTTGGATCTTCTCTGCACGATATGTCAGCCGTTTATCTAAGTCTTCATCATCGAACCAGAAATCTACACCAGAAAGCATCTGTTCAATTTCTTCTTTAGACATGAAGTGTTCATATACTTCATGGTATAGCTTACTCAGATGTTTCGTATCGTGTGCTAATCGCTTAGCCGAATCAGATAACTTCTCATAACCTGAACCACCAGAACTTGTATGTGCCATCAGTGTTGAATGTGGTAGCACTTCACAACTATGTCCAGACAAGAATAGAATACTACCAGCGCTGCAAGCTACTCCATTAAGTACAGTATGAACATGACCTTTAGTAGAACGGATATGTCCTAACAAGGCAACAGTGGTGTGGAGATAGCCACCAAAAGTGTTTAAATATAGACTAAGGTGGTCTCCTTCCTGCATCGACTCTAAACATTGGATTAACTCACGGTATTCATGTGGTTCACCTACTTCTGAATCAATATGGTAAACATACTCCGAAGGGGTTGGTTTTACATAAATTGTGTCTAATGAATCTTTCATTTATTCTCCTTTAATTGTCATATTACATCAAACCTCTACGCCGGAAAGCAAGAATAGCTTCTCGTGTTGCTTTAGAACGAACAATGTCACTTGGTCTATTGAAGTCCACAAATGACCAAGGTAAGTTCACATCTTCTTCCTTCATCTTCAAGGCTAAAGACAATCCATTTTCTTCCTTCAAGTCTGTCTGGAGAATATCACCAGCGAATACCATTGTCGCATTTTCGCCTAAACGGGTTACTACTTTAACAAATTCTTTCACTGTAAGGTCTTCCGCTTCGTCGCAAATGATGTAGCAGTTCTTTAAGCTACGCCCTTTCACAACTTCAAGTGGAATAAATTCAATAGCCCCCGATTCAATTGCTAACTCAGTTACATTACGACCAAGCTTCTCATACAGCGTATCAAGAATAGGTGCAAGCCAGTGTTTAGCTTTTTCAACCAACGAACCACTGAAATAACCAAGAGACTTGGAACTTGATGTCGCAGGGCGGATCAAATAAATCTTATCAATTTCACCCAAATACCACTTCTCAGCAGCTACACAAGTTGGAATGTAACTTTTCGATGATCCTGCGAAGCCAGTAGCTATCACAACAGGAGATTCCCAGCAGAACCTGATATATTCTGCTTGCAAGTCATTCATAGGTTTAACAGATTGAAACTTCTCTTTGCGTTCTTCTAAGTGTTTTGGGTCAATAGCTCGTTGACCCCCTTCAGCCACTTTCTTAGCTCGTGTAACTTTACGTTCACGCACTTTACGACCACCACCATGCTCTAAAGTCATTCAACTACTCCTTATTTGAAATAAATCTCATCTCGTAAATCTTTTACACTGCCAACAAGAGCATCCCAAAGACTCTCTGGTTCCCTATTTTGGAGTATAACCTTAAATATAGCAACAGTAGGTGTCAATAAGCACACTAAAACAAACACACCAACAGTAAAACGTAGATGATTAAGCCACATGATTTTCTCCTAAATATTCGTTAATCCATTTATGTAACAACATTAATTTCTCTTTACTGAGAAATACACAGTCACAGTTTGCGTAAATGGAATCAATATGAAAACATACTTCATCACTACCTTCCGAACTTATGCGAAGTATGTCATCATATTCCTTTTCACAACAAAGCTCTAATTCTGACATACTGCCTCACAAATACTTATACAATAAATCCACTTCATAATCATCCAGAATAACAGCTTCTGGCTTATTAGCTAATCGCACTAAGGTTTCATAAGAGCGAAACAATTCTTCACGCTCAATATCAAAGCTGTTAGGCTTCACTTGGTTATCATCAAGATAACGTTCCATAGCTGTGATTACTATATCTACGCTGAATTTAAATTGCATTGTATTTCTCCCATAATTCTGTTAATTTGGCTTCCAGTTGCTTAGGATCAATTTGTGACAGTAAGTTCTCAGTCAAGACACCATCTAATGACAGGATACGTTGTAAATACTTCTGCTGGTAGTTTACAATCTCTTGAATTTCTTCTTCGTTGAACTCTTTAGTAAATCCTGCAACGTAAGCATCTCGGATACCACAAGTAGCAATAGACCAGTTCATAAACTCAACAGCCATTTCTTCAGGGATACCTTCACCCATAATCTGCTGCACCATCTTCGGTAATAAGATACCAAGTGACGTATCCGCCAATAATTCATAATTGTTTGTTGTCATCATTTCTTCTCCCCGAATTCAGCGCCAAGAAAATAAGAAGCACCGACTACCATTCCAGCAACAAAATACCAACCCAGTTTTATTGCCATCCCTTGTATAATAGCCAGTGTAACGATAATAAGCAAATCTTTCATAATTTCTCTCCTCAATAATTAATGATAATTCAATATTATCACTAATTTCTTATTTGTCAATAGACTGCGCCGAAATTATCCAGATATGCTTCTAAATCCTTCAAGATTTCCTCTCGACAATCATCTGGATTGAAACGTAATGGTGTTTTGTATTTCAGTTTTCCTTGATAGTACACCATACCCACGTAAGCTTTGTCTTCGCAAGGCATAGGCTCTACTACAAGTTCAAACCCATTACGTCTATCGTAGGAATAAAGGTTGTCGTGCATGTTATTCTCCTTTGTACACAGCAATCACTTCCTGAACTTTCTTACGGTCACTTCCTTTACAACTAATGGTTCTCTGCACATCGAACACGATAGTCTCGTCAGCGTCCTTGTATAGAGATTCAGTGAACTCAGTAAAGTGGTTACTGATAATTGTAGTATGTTTACTCTCTTTAGCTAATTCTTTCAGCCTCACCTGATGTTCAAAATCAAACGAATCCGCAGTATATTTGAAATTACTTGTTAATGGTACATAAGGAGGATCGCAGTAAATTAGAGCTTCCTCTACGTTCTCCATTTGTTCAAACACTTGTTCATAACTGCCGAACTGAAAATATGTAGGTGTCCCAGTAAACCTTGCACTAAAATATTTAATCTGTTCTTCGGGGACTTGTTTAGGTTTACCTATTGTTCCGATTGGTACATTAAACTGTCCTTTACTGTTGTATCTGCACAGACCGTTGAACCCATGCTTGTTTAAATATTGAAACAAAGCACTACGATGTCGTGGATGAAGTTGATTAAACAAATCCCTGTTCTTGTAGTAATCTTCAAAACCGCCAGAGAATAACCAATTACAATCTCGAATATATTTAAAACAATCTTCCTTTATTTCCCTAAAAGAATAAATAAGGTCTAAATTAGCATCACTTAGGATATATCTCTCAGCATCGAAATTTAAAGCAACGTTGGCCGCTCCTACGAATGGTTCACAGAAAACTTTCTTCCTGTACTTTTCTAACACTGGCAGTAAAATTGGTAGCACTTTGTTCTTACTACCAGCCCATTGAAATGGGCTGTTTGCGAATTTACTCATTATTCGTTCTCCTTATTCTGGCCCAAAACCGTTAGAATAATATGTACTTGATTCCCATACAACTTTCTCAGGTTCTTTAATTTTGATTTTCTTCTGGCAATATTCGATTGCATATGCTTCTGTAAAGAACGAAATAGCGTTTCTGTTACCAAAACCATAATCTACATAGAAGTTTCTCCAACCGAATGACCACCAACTCTTGTATTGGGGGATAAAGTTGTTATCGTCAACTTTTACCACTCTGTATTTCATTCCAATCCTCCTGTTAAAATCAATTATAATAGCTCTATAATCGCCTATAATCAATTATCTTTGTAAAGTGATACATACGTAGCCATAAATAAAATAATCGCTTATAATCGTTCCTAGAGCGTTTTAGAGCTAACCTTGGTTAGTAGCCACTGCTACAACTAACTTTACGTGGTTTAATCTTACGATAAACACTGCTGATAGCTTCGATTGGTGAGTCAATGAAGTCATTAAACCCGACCGTAGGTTTACCAACACACTTAAAGTCGCTAAACTTACGTTGCATCCTATCAAATCGCTCAATCATGCGATATTTGTCGTATTTATGATAACAGCGGATCTCTTTAGCCGCAACATCCTTCTTGAAATTCTCAGATACATAGAATTTACCAGACAGAATGTGATACATAATCTGACAAATACCAATATCCATGTCTTCCGTGAGTTCTTCTGCTGTCAACGTTGTACCATACACGATAAACTGAAGCTCAGGAACCACTAAAGACGGAGTTTTAAAACCAATCAGTTGTTCAACACCTCGTTGATACAGGGATTGTGTCTCATTTGTTTCCATTCGATAACTATACTGTAAGTTACGGTGTGTGTCGTGTAACAAATACTGTGGTGCATTCTCCACTGGAACAAAGAACAGGTCTAAGTCTTTAGCAGATTTACCCATGTACCAGTCACGTAGGGCACCACCACCCAAATACACTTCATAACCAATAGTATTCTCAGCAATACTCTCAATTGTCGCTAAGATGTCTTCATCAATTTTAACCAATTGTCACCTCCAATTCACTTTTTATTTCATTCAACAACGCAACTACGTTACTTCCGTAGTCCCGATTACCTTCAGTCATAGGAATATAAATGTTCTCATAGAAGAAGTCAAGCGTTCTTTTATCCTCATAAGCCACAAACATAAAGATTGCGTTATATGGAAGATGTGCGAACAGTCTTGTTAATTCTAAAAGCTCATGGATTAGTGGTTCTGAGATTTTCATTTCAATAACTCCTGTAGCTCTAACTCTGTCGCTGCTCGACGTTTTTCTTCCTCTGCTTGAGATACAAGCTGTAAACGATAACCGACATAACGACTGATCCAGTAACGTTCACTGTCTGTAAGATAATTCATACTCGAAGGAAATTCAAGACGAATACCTGACAATTTAAACCCTTCAAAGAAGGATAGCACATTCTCTTGGTTGCTAAACTTTAACCAAAACAGAAGTTTATCGGTAAAGTTTACACGAACAGTACAATCGTCCATGTCTCTTGATGGGAAGTTAATCTTACCTTCATCAAACCCTTTCTTAATCACTTTCAAGAACGTCACTACAGGAGAAGCTAGTTGTTTCTGGTGAACTTCGTTATCGTGGCTTGTGTAGAGTGTGAATGTATCAAGACCTAGCTTAATACCCATTTCACCAATAACCTTCTCAGTAAGCTCTGGTTTAGTAAGCTCTGCATCTGTCTGATACTTGATTTGACTTTCACCTTCAGCTAAGAATTGATCCCTCCAAACCTTTTTTATTGTTTCAAGCATTAATTTTCTCCTCACATGTGTTAATGTCTGCACAGACTACAGTGTTGTTGATTGGTTGTCAATAGGTATTTGTGGAATTTAGAAAGAGGGGTTACTGATTAAGGAATCTTAGAAATGAAAAAGCCCGCACGGAGGCGGGCTTTGGTTTAGAAAACTGATATCTAAGTTAATAATTTTATGCTTAACTTATATTCTTAACACTTTTAATTATCAGATAGTCGTAAAAGTGTGAACTGAGTAGCATACCCGAGCCTGTTATCAAATCCTAACAGGTTGGCCCCGGCACTATACAAGTTTAACTTGTTAGCTGTAGCCGCATTCGTTTGCTGTATTGTGTAGTTTTGTCCTGAAACAGCGGCAGGATAAATTGACCCGTTACCGTCAAATGTGAACATTGCACAGCCATTTGCAGAAATCACCATGAAAAGTGTAGCATTTGCGTTGGGCAGAGATATCGTACCTACTTGACCACTTTGTGGATAGTGCTGCGTTCCTGTAAAGCTGACTTCAACATTTGGGTCTGTATCGTTCTTTATCACCAAGCCTCTGTTGAAATTCTGCTTTAGAGCAAAACCTGTACCCCACGGAAAATACATGCTTGGGACATTATATACTGTAGTGTCTTTCAGAAATGCGTTGTAATAGATATCTTTACTGGCGGCGAGGTTCGCTAAATCAAAATCGTTGGTCAGCGCAGGACCTGTGCGATAGCTGGTGACAAAGCCGCCAAACTGGACGTTTTGGGCGTGCTGAACCTCAAGCGGATAGTTCGCACCAAGCTCGTATTTGTCTTGGATCGCAGCAAGGTCAACCGCAGGGTTTCTGTAGGCATATGCAATAACCGATATAACATCACCGGCGACCGCAGACGGTACCGTGATAGTTGAGCTTGACCTTGACCAGTTAGCTGGTGGTAAATATCCATCATTTCTGATTACAGCAATTTCAGCTGTGGGTACACTGTCGAAGTTATCAATACCGATTTTGGTACTGGAGTTATATGCCGTTACATTTACCGAGGTGCCGCTAACAATCGTTTCTTCGTAGTATGCCTGAGCTGATTTAGCATAACCTTTGTAAACTTGTCTGTTCCCAGAGCTGTATCCATTAATATCAACACCCTGACTGTTAAACAGTAAGATACTGCCGTCCGAATACTCTTGATAAAACTGATCTAGTGTTAACCCACGGACACCTTCAGCTCTGATATTGCGGGAATAGTTTTTTTCGCTGTGACAGCCCTTCAGATTGACGCCGTCGGCGAACCGAATATCTACCCCGTTTTCGGTGTTCGCTATCGCGTGACAATCATTAAGCTGTAGTGCGTGAACAGGGTATCTGACGGAATTAATGGCAGCGTTAGACCCAAAGAAACCTCTCGCGTTGTATAGAGCACGGCAGTTTCTGCCTTGAATTGTCCAGCCAAGCATATGAAATCCGTATCGATGCCAGTAAACATTGATCCGCTCGAAGTCTTGGAAGTACCTTCCTGACGATGAATGTTTTAGACCGTCAGCTATGAAAGTTGACATATGAGACCATACTATTTGATTACCCAGCTTTTTTGTTTTATCAACTGTGTATGGTGGGCTATTTGGGTTCAAAGGAGATCCGTAGTTCTGATAAGTGATATTGAATCCGCTTACTCTTGCCAGAACTATTCCGTCGTCAGGATGCGGAATACAAGCATCTTCTGTCCCGTAATTCAGAATCCAGCTGCCATTTCCGATTACAGTTACATACTTTCTGAATTTAATAGAACGGCTTATTCTGTGATATGCACCAAGTGTCACACTTCCATTTATAAGTGTGTTAGCAAAGTTAAAGGCAGCTTCAATTGATTGCACATCGTCTAACGTCCCGTCACAGACCGCACCAAACATGGCGGCATTTATATTTTGTTCTATTGAGACATAACAGCCAGAACCTGTACCATACCACACCAGAAGCGTGGTCAAGTCAGCATGTGTTCCACTCCACGCTGCCAGTGCTTCAGGCGCTATTACAGTGCCGCCATTGTGCATGGCTTTTGACATGTTTTGGTCGTAAATAAACCGGCTACCACCTTTGGTGCTGCCAGCATAGAACCCAATCACGTTATAAACCGTATCCGTCTGCGCCTTAGCAGCGACAGGAAGCGACTTCAGGTGCGATACATGCGCGTCAATCAGCTGGTTCACAGCATCCCTGATATTACTACCTTTACTGTTACTAGGACTACCTTTGTAATCAGCAACTAATTTATTAATTGACATCCATTAACTCCATAATTCAACATCGTCTGATAAAATACTTTCATCAAACATATAGCTATATTCATCTAAAAACCCGTCTGTTTCTACAGGGTTTATTGGCTCTATCTTACTTCCAACACTAATTATCCCAGCAGACGGGCTGTAAATTGTCGCATTTACTTGCACAATATCTCTCATTGTGATATTCTCTTAATTGTTAAGACATTTAACATCCAAAAGAGTAACACAATAAGTGTGTTTTGTCAATCGAAATAAGTTGACATTGGATATTTGGTGTGGTAATGTGGGTAGCTGTTGAGGTAAACGCAATTTTAAATATTTGCGTTTGGTCTTGTCAAGTAATTAGTTGACAATAATATTTATTGACAATATTCTAATACGTGTTATACTATAGGAGTAAAGGAGTTAGTATGAAGAATTTACAAGAACTTAAATTAAAATTGATTGATGATATTAACGATGAATTAAAATTCTCTGGAACATCACAATCCGATCTGGCTAAGAAACTCGGGGTATCAAGGCAGATGGTTAGTTTCTGGCTTAAAGGTGAGAACGTATCTCTCGATAAATTACTTGAGATTGCTGCTGTATTTGACTTAGAATATGAGATGTTTTTACACAAGGTCTGATGTAGAAAACTATCTATAAAACTAGGCTGTAGCCCTTGGTACATAAGGGTTTCTTTGTTATTTTACTAGCAACTTGGTTCCCTTACCGTCCTAGGTAAACTTTAGGAGGCTTTAATTGTATCTATTGGACTATGTTATACCTAAATATTTAAATAGTATTAGTAACTCATTGCATGAAGAATTCATAGAGTGGCTAGAGAGTAAAGAAGTAGTAATAACAAACCAGACTAAAGACCTAAGCTACAAGGCAGTATGTTGTTTCGTTAAGAACACAGTGTTCGTTGTATCTAAAGGAAAGGATATGGTTTATATCCCAAGAAAGAAGGTGGTATATAGTTTACCGCTGATCTACAACGGCACTAAGGTAAACAGAAAGGTAAGTCACAAATACACTATGTTGTTATGCGATTTCTTAGTCTTTAAGAAAGATTGCTTTATGTCTTATGGCGGAGTGTTTTGGGAGTTTGACCTAGAATCTTTTAAAAAGTCTAAAGGTAAGATTAGGCAGGTAAAGGTTGGTAACAAATTTACATCAGCAGTGAAGTTGTCCCCTGCTCTTATAGACCTGTTTACGCCTTTAGCTGAGAAATCTGACACTCTACCACTGAGTGTTATGGATATTAGAGACGAGGATGGCAATCTTATTTCTAAGAAGCTTACAGAAAAGCAAAAAGACATTATTAGGATTCTTACTAAACTAAATCTATCTATGATAGAAAATGAGATCTGTTTGCATGACAATAAGCTTGATTTCAGTGTTAAGAAGATCTATAATAACTCAAGTTACCAGTATGGCGGGAGGAACTATTTGGTGGGTACTAATTCACAGCAAGCTCAGAGCGCTGCTACACGTTTAGAGATAACCATAAACAAAGAACCTTGTGTTGAACTTGATTATAAACATTTGCATCCATCTATCTTGGCAGATTTAGCTGGTGTAACATTCCCAGACAACTATGACCCTTATGGTATTGAGTTTGAAGGTATGGACAAATCATTACTCAGGGCAATTAGTAAGAAAGGGTTATTGATGATAATTAACACAGACAATCCTACATCTGCTATGGCAGCTCTAAGCAGTGCGTTAACTGAAGAACCTCTGAAGTCAGAAGTCAAGAAAGCTAAGGCTGAAGGTAAGTGGCCAGAAGGTAGAGTTGTGCATACAATTATTGATAAATTAATTGAACACAACGGTTATTTGATGAATACCACAGGACCAAACACAGGATTAGAGTTAATGAACATCGAATCCCAGATGTGTGATATTGTGATAGAGCGAGTTTTATTGGAAGATGAAATACTGATTCCTCTACATGACGGTTTCATTGTTCAGCGTAAGAACGAGGACATGCTACGTAAAATTATGTTCTACGCTTATGACTCTGTTATTGGTGGAAACAATTGTAAAGTGTCTAGCAAAGTTGCTAAAGGATAATTATTTAAAAATAATTCTTGACAACAACACAAACATAGCTTAGTATTAGCTCATAGGACACACGGAGAGCCATTTTAGATGTTAGGGAATACATTGAGACACAATGATGTCTAAAGTGGCTTAGAATTGCTTGTAGGAGGTTTAAATGTATAAGAGTAAGACGTTAGCTATGCCGTTTGGCCCTGACAATTGGGATATTACCTCTTTTGAAGTTAATATCCCAATCAATGTATGTAAACTAATTTCTGGACGTTATGTTGGCCCATATCAGGTCATTCCTGTTACTGAAATAATTCATAGAAACAACACCAGAGCTTTCTTGGTTATGGTAGAAACACACATAGATGATTACTTTGACTGCATCACTGAGTCCGATCTAGTATCGGATGACTTAGGTAAATTAAAACTTTTAATGAAAAAGTACTTGAAGTTATAGGAGATATAAACATGAAGAAATTAGTATTAGCAACATTATTCGCATCATCACTGGCTTATGCAGGAACACCAATTGAGAGTGATGCAATCATTAGTGAACAGATGAATTCAGAATTAATCAGCGCAGTAGCTGATGTAGTGAAAGCATTTGGTTATCGTTGTGATAGTGTTAGCTCAGCAAGACCTCTGAGGTCAGAAGATGGGTTTGCTATTGTGTGTAACAACTACCGGTATTCTTACGAGCTTCGTGATATTGGTGGTAATTGGCGAGTGTTTGTAGAATAATTAAAATAATTTCAAATTACCTATTGACAACTAGAGTATTCATGTTATATTAGTTTCATATAGCAAATAAGGAATACACATGAATTTGAAAAAGTTAAGCAAGACACAGATTCGTAAGCTTGCAAATAAGATTAGAATGTTGTTGACGCATCCCAGTTATCAACGCTACAATGAGCATAATTGGGGAATTGAACATAACGAAATGATTGCTCGTGTTTGTTCTCTTAATTATGAACAATTACGAGAAGTGCTTAATTTACATTATCGTAATCAGTGTGGTAGTTATTGGAATGTTAAATTCGATTAGGGAAACATTATGACTCCAGAGAATTTCTGTTATTGGTTACAAGGGTTATTAGAAATTGGTGATCCGTCTGAGCTGAATATGACACAAGTAGAAATCATTAAAGACCATTTGAATTTAGTGTTTAAGAAAGAAACTACACCAAAACAAGACCTATATATTCAAATCAGAGATAGCCTTAAAACAGATTTGCAAAAACTACCTCCAACAATCACATGCTAGAAGAATAACAATATGACAAACAGATCAATCACAGGCTTTATAAGCCGCTGTATGGCTTGTAATCGTTTATTAGATACAGGCGAACAGAAACGTACATACCCTAATTCAGATGAGCTTGTAGGGCTTTGTAATAGCTGTATCAACGCATCAAAAGAAAAGCAATACTCTCCTACGTTTACATTAGAAAATTGCTCTGAAGGAGCAAGTCCATCATTACATTCCGAGAGTCATTCTGACTTCTATTATTCATATTTTGATAATTAAATTAAATATCTCTTGACAAATCAAGAAGTCAATGATACATTAGTGGATGTAAGAGGAATATAATATGACAGACGAAATTCGTGACGACAAAGGCCGCTTTTCCAAGGGCAAGTCTGGGAACCCATCAGGACGCAGGCCGGGGGCTAAAGGTAAACACTCTAAAGCAAAGTTAGAGTCTATGCTGTCATTAGCTGGTCCTGCCTCTCTAAAGAAATTACAAGAGCTTGCAGCTACGTTAGAAGAACGTGGTGATGTTGGAGCAGCTATTAAGATTCACGTTTACCTCAGCGGTAAATGGTTTGAGCTTCTTATCCACAATGAGAAAGTGGAGCTTCAACGAGCTAAACAGTCAGATGTCGAAGACATGGCTGACACACAAGAAGAAACATACGAAGGTGTAGTTGTTAAATTTGGCTCTGTTGGCTAATTCAATTACATTCCAATAAGTAATCAATTTTTATTACGTTCTCTCCTCCAGCTATCACCATAAGGTAGCGATTAAAATAAAACACAGTGATGTGTTCCCTCCTGTCCCCGCTACGATGGTGCATCCTCCTCTGCACACCTCTCCTCGTCGTAACGGGGCTTTTATTTTTTTTTTTTAAAGAGAATGTAATTTACACAGGAAACACAATGAAGAATTTAACTTATCATGGCGTGAGTAGCTTCTTGCCAGCAATTTATGAAGCAGTAAAGAATGGAACATATGCTGATTTCTGGAAAGAAATTAATGGAAAAATGTTTACCAATGTTAGCACCGATTATAGTGTTGGTGGTAATACTATTCGATTTGCTCAGTTACATGAGGTGATTGACTACGTTGTAGCCAATGCTAAAGATTTGACAGAAGATGATATTCGTAGTATTGTTAGCACATTGCTTCGTGTAACATTTATCTTCGATAGAAAGTATGTATTTATGATGTCTGTTGTAGAAAAGCAGTTGACAGACGCAGCAGAAGCAGCTACAATTGAAGCAGAACAGGATACGGAAGTTGTTGTAGAAGCTCCTGTTCAAGAAGCTGCTGTTAAAACAGCTCCTGCTGTGAAGAAGGCTGCGGCTAAAGCTAAGAAATAGTAAGGAGGGGTTATGAAAGAACAAGATTGGGGATTGAATGTCGAGCAGGACTGGGGGTTAGACCCTTCAGTTGATGAAGGTATTTATTACATCTCTGCTGACGAAGGTTGGTTAGATTAAAAGAATTCAGCATCCTCACATGGGATGTGGTTTGCTGATGTTAGAGAGCGCGGAACAGCGTGAAGCTGGTTGGATATTAACCCCGTTAGCGAAAGTAAGAATGTGTCCTCTCCTGAACGTATGTAGCAGTGATGACACATTTATTTTATACAGGTCATTGGCGTGGTCTGACTAGAAATAGTGAAAAATAATTGCGTATGAGGTGTAAGATTTTAATAATTATCATCTTACATTAGTCTAAGAAACACACCTCTTTCTTACGCCAACGGCTAAGAGTAGGGTGATAATTATTAAGGTTTAATGAATTGGCAAAGCACGAAATAGAAGATTTAGAAACGTTTATCATTAAAGCTAGAAGTGTTCACGGAGATAAGTATGATTATTCTTTGTCTGTTTACACTAAAGCCTGTAATAAAGTTAAAGTTCGTTGTATTAAGCACGACTTTGTATTTGAAGTGACCCCAAACAGTCACACATCCGCTAGACATGGGTGTAAGCTCTGCGCCAAAGAAAGGATCGCAGAAGCTACCAGAAAACCTAGGCAGTACTTTATTGATAAAGCAACATGCGCCCATAACGGTAAATATGATTATAGTCTTATACCCGATAATGTCAAAGTTAAAGATATTGTAGATATTATTTGCCCTGACCACGGAGTATTTAGACAAGAACTGTCAGGACATACAGCAGGCAAAGTTGGTTGCAAATCTTGTGCTACTGTCAATAACTCTAAAAGTAGAGTATTTAGTAAAGAACAATATGTAGAAAAAGCAAAACAAGTTCATGGGGATAAATATGACTACTCTATTACTGAGTATGTTGGTAAGAGTAAGTATATTACATACGAATGTAAGTTACACGGCGTAGTCACTCAAAGGGCTGATCACCATTTAACTACAATTGGTTGTACTAAGTGTGCTTCACTAGCTAAAGCAGAGATGTTTAAGTTCACAACAGAAGAATACATATCATTAGCTAAGAAAGTGCATGGTGATAAATATGACTATTCATTAGTTGATTACAAAAATCAACATACTAAGATAGACATCATATGCAGAGATCACGGTGTGTTTTCTCAAGCACCTAACAGTCATCTTTATGCCGCTGGTTGCCCTAGATGCTCGAATCAAAGGGTTGGTTATAGAAGCACTATGGGAGGTACTTTTTATTTATTGAAAGTTACTGACGATGTGCTGAAATTTGGTATAACGAATAATTTAGATAAAAGATTAAAGCAGATACAACAGAAATGTAAATACCCCTTATCTGTAATATACTATCTTGAGAACCCTGATGGGTACGTTATACGCAAACTTGAGAGTGAGATTATATCTTCTGGTATCGAAAGAGGTATAATTACAAAACAAGAAATGGGTTCTGGTTATACAGAGACATTCCACCGTAAAGACTTCAGTCTTGTATTAGACATATTGTTAAAGTATATTACGCCAGATTAGGTCTGGCTCTTATTTATAAGTATTCCCCTGAGTATTTATAACTAAGAGGAGTTTTATGACAACTAAACAAAAACAACCCCGCGAGATAAGATTACCTTTTGGGCCTACATCTAAAAAACAACAAATGATTGTTGATTGTAAGGCTCAAATTTTAATCATGGGTGGTGAACTTGCGCCACAGAACACAGTAATGTGTATCTAAGAATCTATCTAATTCGGTGAAAGCTAAGGGGCTACGCTCTATGCTAATACCGAGCCAAGCGTAATGGCGTGTGTGGAGGTCAGCCCTTGTCAGGGCGTAGGGTAATAAGCGATTGATTATCCGAAACGGTAGACTCCCTCTGGGATGAAGATATGACCCGATCCTGCTTGAAAAGGCAGAGTAGTGTAGCGACTACATAATATTTGGCAGCCGGTTCCGGCAAAAGTTTCCTATTACAAATGCTCCCTTTGCTTTATGTAGATGACCCAAAAGCAAACGCAATTGTATTCCGCAGAACAACAGTTCAAATCAAAGGTCTTGGTGGCGTATTTGATACTGCACGTAATATGTATATGCAGCTACCCACAGAACTCCGTCCTCGTATGTCAGAGCATTCATTAGAAGCTAAGTTTCCTACTGGTTTTAAAATGAAATGGTCTCACATGGAGACAGAAAAAGACAAGTACAATCACCAAGGCTTACAGTATACATTCATTGCGTTCGATTTGTAAAATAGTCGCTTCACGTAGTAATATGTGTCGAATAATCTCTCTAATTGCTGGGAACTCTCACAGAGACAATCAGCAGCGAAGCTCCTAACGGAGAACGTTCATCGACTAGCCGAAAGGCGTACACTCAAGTGAGTGGAAACGGGAGACACCCTAATGGGGTGATGATATAGTCAGGTCTGCATGGCGACATGCAGAAGCAGGTAGTGCTGCTGGTAAGGATTAACGAACCTTATTGAACACTTCGGAAGGTACGCAATTCGATTGGTCACAAATAGAATATCTGATGTCTCGGATGCGTTCCGAGTCCAAATACCCTTCACGAATGGTGATCAGTTGCAACCCTGATCCCGACCACAAGATAGCAGAGATGATTTCTTGGTGGTTAGATGACGAAGGTTTCCCTATCGAAGAAAGGGCTGGTGTAATACGCTGGTTCATTTTACAAGGCGGTCAATACTTCTGGGCAGATACGCCAGAAGAATTAAAAGCTACATATGGTGATAACGTAAAACCAATCAGTTTCAGTTTTATCGGTAGCACAATTAGGGACAACCCTAAGATGCTAGAACAGAACCCTGATTATTTAGCATGGTTGGAAGGTTTGAACCCTATCGACAGAGCGAGATTGTTGGATGGTAACTGGAAAGTACGCCCTTCTAATAGCTTGTACTTCGATAGAAAGTGGTGTGCTATTGCTGACAAGATTCCTCTTGGTGCAAAATGCGTTAGGGCTTATGATAAAGCAGGAACTGCGCCTTCAGACAAAGAACCAAGTCCAGACTACACAGCACAGATAGGTATGGCTAAAGATAAAGAGGGTTATTACTATATCTTTGGCGACTTTCACCCAAGTTTTAAAGATCCAGACAGTAAAGTTCTCGGAGTAGTTAGAAAGACTGTAGGTGAGCGAGATAACCTCATAGAGCTACAAGCAGCACATGACGGCACTGATGTTACAATAATCTTTCCAAAAGATCCTTCTGCGGCAGGTAAGTATGAGTTCATTGAGTCTTCTAAGAAATTAATAGGTAAAGGTTATGTTGTTAAAGCAGATCCTATGCCGAGTAACAAATCTAAGATGACAAAGTTTGCTCCTTTTGCTTCTGCTTGTGAGAATGGTCTAGTCAAGATTGTAGCAAGCACATTTGATGCTGCGACACTGGAATTTTATCTACAAAGTCTAGAACAGTTTTCAGGGGAGCGTAGCACAAAGCGGTACAAGGATGACGTAGCCGACTGCGCAGCCTCAGCCCTAAACGCATTGAATACAATCAAAACCTACACAGTCCCAAAACTAACCGCTCTCAACGATCCCACAATCAAAGCGCAATATGACCTTAATTCATAATCTGAGGGGATAATGTCAGAAACAATTCAAATTGAGAAAGCTGAATCTAATCCCTCTAGCTCAGACAGTCGTCTTCGCTTAGGAGAGATCGGCAATCCATATCTAAAAGCCATCGGTGGCTACATCGAAGAATCTGCTAAGAAAGAATTGCAGTTTCCTCATAGCCTCACCACATATGATAAGATGGCTTCTACTTCTGCTGTTAGTCAAGGATTAACTGCTGGAGAAGTATTCCTCACCAAGTCCCTACTTGCTACAAAGTTTATCGCAGGTGTATCGGGAAGTCAAGAGTCAAAAGACTTTGCTGCCTTCTTAAACTGGAACATTAAGAACTTTGTCGGTAACAGTTGGTATGATGCCATCACAAATATTATCACATTCCGTAAATACGGATTTGCTTGGCTTGAGAAAGTCTTCGCAAAGAATGATAGTATTAAATGGTCTGGTAAATATAAATACAAATATGCAAAGCTTGCTCCTCGCGCTCAAAAGAGTGTTCGTGAGTGGGTGTTTGATGATGCTGTATTGAAGCGAGACTTAGTTGGTTTATATCAATGGATGCCAGCTACAGTCATTGGACAAAGCAATATTAACCCTTTCACTGTACAAAACTTAACAGATAAATTTGTTCGTAGAGAAAAGTTTATGTTGTTCAGTTGGAATAGTACAGGCAACAACCCCCAAGGTAAATCAGATCTATACGACTGCTTCAAATCTTGGAAAGAGCTTGAAATGATTACAAGCTATGAGGTTGTTGGGGTGAGCAAGGACTTGGGTGGTGTCCTTGTATTACGTGTTCCGAATGATCATATCAATAAAGCTGCTGAAGATGAAAATAGTCTTGAAGCTGCCACATTAAAAGCATTACAAAAGAATGCTGCTGCTATTCATGCTGGCGATCAAACATATATCCTCTTAGGCTCTGATACACACGGTGAAACAGGTAACGGTAAATACGTTTATGATGTTGAACTGAAAGGTGTTGACGGTGGTAGTAAAGCCTATAAAACCTCTGAACTAATTGAAGCTCGTAAGAAAGACATTCTTAACGTATTAGGCGCTTCCTTCCTTCTGGTTGGTCAAGGCGATACAGGTTCACATAGTCTATCAGATAGTAGTCGCAGTGTCCATGCTTTCTACATGGAACGTATGCTGATGTATATCAAAACAGTATTTGAGCGTGAGTTTGTTAAGTCTCTTGCAGACATTAATGAGCTTAAGCTTGAAGAAGATGATATGCCAGTGATGACGTTTGGTGAGCTGGATGAAGCTGATGCTGAAGAAGCTTCTAAAGCTGGTCAACGCTTAGGCGCTACAGGCTTATTCCCACGAGACAAAGCAATGCTTGTTCAACTGTGGCGTAAGTGTGGTTATGACACTACAGAGATTGAGAAGCTTGATGAAGATGAAATCATTGAGAAGCTTAGTGACATGACTACTCGCAGTGGTGACGGCATGGTCGAAGGTATGGGTAACGGCACTGGTGCTGCTGGTAAGAATAACAGCAGTTTGAATATGGAAAACAAAGGATGAGTTCTTTTGTATACTGGATAAAACACAAAGACCATACTGATATAAATACAGAAGGTTATGTTGGTATAACATCTGGTAGTGTAAAGCGAAGGTACTCAACGCATCTTCGAGTTGCTAAGAAACTGAAAAATGGCGAAAAGCAAAAAGCCAGTTCTATTGGCATAGTTCATAGAGCAATGGTTAAATATGGGGACGACATTGAGTTAGTTGTCCTGTGTGAATGTGATCTTGATTACGCCAGATGGTTAGAGAATAAACTAAGACCAGCTCCTCTAATTGGATGGAATATTTGTGTCGGTGGTGGACTGAATGGTAGGCTAGGTAGGCCACAAACCGACAAGCAAAAATCAGTAGTATCTGCAATGAGAAGAGGAATACCTGTAGACACATCACATATGGTTGAAAAGCTGAAGAATAGGGATGTTCCAGAAACAGAGAGGGTTGCTAGGTCGGAGGTGATGAAATCTTTCAGCCTAATCAACTCTCCCTACTCTAATAAGGATGTGTTGTCCCTCGCCAACGATATATACCATCTTTATAAGAAAGGGTATAAACATTATCGTATAAGTAATGCACTGAATTTGAACAGGTCAACTAATTATAAGGCACTATTCAGACGCTTTTCTGAAGGGTATGACCCAACACAAGACTCCGAACTTCAAGATTTTATATACCATTACCTTGTACGATTTGGGAAGTATGATAAAACAAAACCAGCAAGGTACACAAAAACAGAGGCAATGAATGTCCATTTAAATAAAAAAGGTCACTACGTTGCGTACAAAATGATGTGCGGAAATAAAAAACGCAAAACATTCAATGTGTATAGGCTTGGTGAAGAAGAAGCTTTTAGGCAAGCCACTGAGTGGGTCAAGTCCCAGCAAAATGAGAACAGCACATAGATGAACAAAGAAAAATTAAAGAAGATGTTCCTTGACTTGTTGGACATGGCTATCGGTGATAGTGAAAACCATAAGCAAGTTATTGAGAGTGATGTCACCACACCAGAGGGTGTTCAAGTACGTAAGTCTGTAGATGTAGAAGAACGTCGAGCGTTGATGGTTGTATTGGCCCCACAAGACGCTACAGAGACTGAAGACCTACACGGTGATACTTACTCAGACCAAGACGTTATCGAAGCTTGTCGCTCATTTAACGTTCACTGCATGAAAGCTAATCTGATGCACAGTGTAATGCTTGATTCTGACTTAGCTGTGATTGAGCAATCTTACACTTCTCCTGTTGAATTTGTTATCGAGAATCCAGAAGGTGAACAAGTGACTATTCGCAAGAACACTTGGCTACAAGAGTGGTACTTCCCTGAGCCAGATGAATTATCTGAAGATGTAATTTGGCCTAAAGTGAAGGATGGTACGTTCACAGGCTTGAGCGTTTATTGTGAAGCTTACGGGCAGGATATTAAATGACAATTAGCAAACAAAAAGCAAAGCGTAAGCTTTTCAATTTCGACTTTGATACTAATGGTGCTCATGTAGCTCTGGTATCAAAAGACCAAGGCGGAAGTGCCTGCGGATATTCTGTATTAGTAACAAAATCTACTAACTCCGGTATCCAACCAACTGACGTAGTGAAAGTACAGAAAGCATTAGAACAGATTACTGTAACAATGTCAATGGAAGAATTCTTACGTAAGTTCTTTGATATGTGGAGTTCTGATGCAGAAACCCTTACAAAGCTGTTAGGTTTTGAAACAGAGTTTGAAGCAGCTAAAGCTGAACGTGAATCTTCTGATGGTGAATACGATTGGGAGAAAGAACATGAGAAGTGGATCACAGAGCGTGTAGCTCAATTCACCATTATGAAGTCTCTTAGCGAGAACCCGAACCAAACAATTAGTGATGAAGATTTTATTGCTATCACTACTATCCAGTCTCAAATCGAGAAATCTTTACAACAACAAAACGAGGAAGACCCCTTGAAAATCCAAGTAGAAAAAGCTCGCTACGAGCAATTAGAACAAGTCGAGCAAGCTCACGAAGCTGCCGTAGCAGAAGCTACTCAACTCAAAGTTGAGAAATCTGCTCTGGAAGTGGAAGTTGCCGAACTGCGTACTCAAGTACAGAAAGCTAAAGAAGAAAAAGAAGCTGCTGAATTTGAAGCATTCCAAGAAACTCTGAAAGACTTAGTATCTGCTGAAGAACTGCCCGCTGTTGCTAAATCATTATTTGTAATGAAAGCCACTAGCCCAGAAGCTGCTGAAGTAGTGATTAAATCTCTGCAAGCTAAAAAAGAACTGGTAGAAAAATCTGACCTGTTCCAAGAAACCACCACTGGTGATGAAGTGTCTCCAGAACAAATCAAGAAAGCTGCATTCGCAGCAGAATTAAACAAACCTTACTAATTATAAAGGATAAACAATAATGACTGTTATTGCAACTTCTAGTCCAGTTCTGTCAGATGTTCTGATGCAGGACAACTTCCCTGTTGTAGAAAACTTTAACTATCAGCACAACGTTTCTGTTGATGAAGCTTCTACTAAAACTTACCGTGTTGGTCAAGTGGTTATGTGGGATAACTCACTGTCAGCCTACCGCCAAATCGTTGCTGGTGACTTCACTGGTGACGCAATCAACGTTCCAGCACAAGATGGCTCAGTAGCTAACGGCGCTAAATTTGGTGTTGTAGTTGGCTTTGATGCTCTGGGTGATGTTCGTGGTGACGTATCTGTTACTACTGCTGGTGACAAAGTAGTTCTGTTATTCCGTGGCCCTGCTTCTGTTAAGAAATCTGGTCTGCGTTGGGATGCTGGTTTAAACGCAGCTAAAATCGCTTCAGTGTCTGCACAATTAGAAAAACAAGGCGTTGCCGTTAAGAACGTTGCTGGCGCTGTTACCTCTGCTTACTACGGCGTTTAATAGCCGTTATTATTTCTCAATAAGGATTCCAAATAATGGCTCAATTCGGTCGTTTTCAAATTCAAAAATCTGTAACTCGTGATCTGGGTAACTTGAACAGTCTGCACGACTTCTCAAGCACTCTGTTAGAGAACAGCCCTAACATCCCTAACCTGCTGACTCAGCTGATTAACTTAGATGTTGAGTACATGAATACCCATACTTGGGAACATGACTCTAAGATCATGCGTGTCACTCTGCCTTCTGACAAATCATACTCAGAACGTGGTGACAACTATGACGCTCGTGAGACCTCCAAAACTCACCTGTTCAAAATCCCTTCATTCGGTATTCAAACGCACATTCGTCCACAAGACGCTCTGCGTAGCCGTGTGCCGGGCACCAAAGACACTCTGGACTCAATGGACCGTCTGGTAGCTAATGACATTCGTGACATTCGCCGCTCATTCGCTCTGTTACAAGAGAAGGCTTTAGCCCACCTGATCACCACCGGTACTTCATACGTTCCTAACGGTTCAGCTCCTGTGTATGACTTCTATACTGAATACGCAGGTACTTCTGCTGCTTCTCGTCCAACAGTTAACTTCGTTCTGTCAGATGCTACTAAGTACCCAGCAGAAGTTGGTGAAGATGCTCGTGCATTAATCAACGAAAACCTGTTAGATGGTCAAACCGTTTCTGGTTATGTTGCTCTGTGTGGTCGTAACTTCTTCAAAGACCGTGTGCATCACCCTAAAGAAGAACAAGCTCGTGTAGACCGTACAGATATGTGGGGTCAAGACCCTCTGCTGAAACGTCTGGCTAACTTCCAACAACAGTACCGCATGTACGTTGGTGCTGATGACATCGTTTATATCCAATACGATGCTAAGATTGGTGGTACTTCTCTGATCGATCCAGATGTAGCATACATCATGCCAGCTAACGTTGATGGTATGTTCGCTCGTCGTTACGCTCCAGCAGAAACTATGCAGTATGTAAATACAGTAGCTCTGCCAGAATACGCATGGCGTTCAGACAATGAATTCAACGGTACTCACATCATGTACGAAAGTAACTTTGGTGATTACCTGTTGTCTCCATTGACAATCATCAAGGCTACCAAGTCTTAATTTGGGCGGGAGGGCTTGTCCCTCCCTTCTTTCTCACAGGAACAATATTAGATGGCAATTGATTTAGACTTTAACTGTGAGTTAGCTCAAGTGAGGGTTAACATAGGCGACCCTTCCGGTGAGTATATCACCGACAATGCAATTTCTTCAGCTTTGGTTAAATACAATAATGATGTTGTTAAAGCATCTATTCTTTGTATGGAAGCACTTAAATCAGAATTCAGTACACGAGCCGATAGAGAGAAAGTTGGTGAAGTTGAAATCGAATACAAACGTCTGTATGAGCGCTACAAGCAATTACTAGACGATTTCGTTAAAGCTAATACCTCACGATACAGTGCTGGTATTTATATCGGTGGCGTGTCTCTCAGTGAGCGTAATCGTGTTATTGAAGATGAAGATGTATTCACAGGATATGACCAACAAGATTGGACAGACATTATGCAATCCCGCAGAGGTCTGGTGGAGATTAAGTAATGGCTATTATTAAAGTGGTGGATAACACTACTGGTGAAGTGAAAGAATGGAGTACCGATGACGAGCAAAGTAACGTTCAAGAGAAACGGAAACCTCGCAAAGCTGGTAGCAAAACTCCAGAAACTGAACAGGCAGAAGATTGAAGTAGGTTATTTCCAGTCGCAAGGAATACACACTTCATCCAAATTACATTACACTGAATTAATTCGTATACATGAACATGGTGTCGGTGTGTATGTTCGACCTGTGCTTGGTGCTGAGAAATCATATAACTACTCAGACACAATCGTAGGTCAAATGGAAGCAGGAAGCTTCAAGAAATTATTAAATAGCTGGTTGTGTGATTATGTGAATAATCCTAATTTCACTAATGACCATTTAGCTGACAAGTTCGGTATGTGGGCTGTTCATTCCGCTAATGAAATCTTCGGTAATCCAGATATCCTCTGGGTAACTACTAATGAAACACCATTGATTGATACATCTGAGTTAGCTGATAACTTCGCTTGGAAAGTTAGTTGGAGAGGAACGGTGCATACACTATGAGACTACTTAATACAAGCTCTGTTAAAGTTACACGTTATGGTGAACAAGCTCTTGATGACAACGGAAACGTTGTAGTGACACAGAAACAAGTATTTACTGTCGCAGGTAACTGGCAACCAATACCTAACGTACAAAAAGGTGAAGTAGCTAAAGTATTACCAGAAGGTGTTAAGATTGAAGATGTCTTAGTATTCTTCACTAAGTCAGAACTAAAGCCAGATAACGAAAAGACTGGCTTTACCGGTGATGAAGTGGAGTTAGATGGTTGGCGATACAAAGTAATTCAAGAGCGTAATTGGTCAGTGCAACTTCCACGTATTCGCCACAGAGAATTCTTGTTGGTAAGGAAGACTAAGTTATGAGTTATACCAACAGTCTTAATATCAACACACAACAAAACGGTATTATCAACTTAGTAAAACAAGTTGTTGGTCCACGATTAGCTCAAATCAAATCATCTTCTAATGTTGGACAATTAGTTCCAGCCGTAATAAAGAAACGTTCTACAGATAGAGCATCTACAAATCAACCAGCCGTTGATTTACCTTACCCTTACTGCCTGGTTGATTTCCTTAACGCTTCGTTCTGGGGTGGTGCTGAGCTAGTCAATGAAAAGTACGCAGATAATGGTAACAGATTATACGAGACTGATTACATTGTCAAGTTCGTAATAGATTTTGTCGGAAGACAGACAGACGATGTTCATAGTATAGCGTTAAGTCTTCATAAAGCCCTCACAACATCTTACTTCAGAAATAAAGTATCTGACCTCACAGGAGGTAGATTGTTCAAGATTTCTAATGAAGTAAAACGAGGGATGATACAGCGTCAAACAGAGTGGGTTGATTTATCCACAATAGTTATTGACATTACATTCAGAGATGTTCTTGAAATTGATTCTGAAGGTAATATCGTACAAATCATTCTCAACGGGGAACTACATGATCACTTCATTGACCCTGATCCTATTTTAATAAACATAAACACTAACGAGGTTTAATAATGGCTGGTGCTATTACCGACATTGCAAATGTCACCATCTCTTTACAAGGTGTTACTGTTAGCCGTCAGGGTTATGGTACTCCGGTATTCTTAGCGAAACACCGCTTCACACAAGAAGTAGTTACCGCTTATTCTAATCTTTTATCTGTTGGTCAAGTATTCCCTACCACTCACAGTGTATACAAAGCAGCAACACAGTTCTTCGCTAACACTCCAGTTGGTAAGTCATTCAAAGTTGGTCAGATTGAAGCTGATTTAAAACTTACAGTTGATTCTGTAGCAAACGGCAAAGTATTTAGTTTCACAATCGCATCAGGTGCGGTATCAGCTAATATTTCTGTTACTGCTACTGGTTCAGATACAACAACTACAATTGCTACTGCTATCGCTGCTGCCGTTGAAGCATCTGCTGTAGGCGCATTAGTTGCTGCTACTTCAGCAACAAGTGTTGTGACAATCGCCCCTACTGGCACTAACAAATTTGCCGTAACAGCGCTGTTAAATCTGACTGACTCTTACACATCTACAGCAACAGCTTCTGCTGCGTTACAGCGTGTTCTGGACGCAGACTCAGATTGCTATTTCATTACTTCAGAAGACCATTCGGAAGCTTGGGTATTGGCTATGGCTGCTGATGTAGAAGCCCGTGCTAAGTTATATGCTGTTGCAGTAGAAGGTGCTGCTAACTACGGTACTTACGTTAAAGGTGCTGCTGTATCAGGTGACATCTTAGGTAAGCTGTCAGATGCTGGTTACTTCCGTACATTCGGCCTGTACCATCAGAAAGCTGATGAAGACTTCGTGGAATTAAACTACGTGGGTCACAACGCTCCATTCGATGCTGGTTCAGTAATTTGGACTAACAACGTAGTAGCTTTGTCTCCATCACAAAACGTAGATGGTAATGTCCTGACACAAACACAACAGAATAACCTGTCTGCACGTAATGCTACATTCATTCGTTTAGAAGGTGGTCAGAATGCTACTCGTGGTGGTCTGGTTGCTGGTGGTGAGCGCATTGACAACATCCGTGGTCGTGATGCTTTAGAGAATGAAATGAAAGCTAACCTGACTGCTCTGTTGCTGTCTCAGAAAGGCGGCAAGCTGCCATACAACAACAACGGTATCAACGCCGTTCGTTCTACCATTGCTAAAACTCTGGACCTGTTTGTTCGCCGTAGCTTCATCAATGACAACTACTTAATCACTTTACCAGATGAGCGTGACGTATCCGCTGCTAAGAAAGGCCTAGGTCTGTTGGATGAAGGTTACTTCAAAGCTGAGTTGTCTGGTTCAATCGAATTGATTGACATCACCGGTACACTGGCAATTTCTTTTAACGCTTAATTTGGAGTAAATAATGGCTTATATTAAAACTTACAGCCCGCAGGCTGTACGTATTGCTTGGGGTGGCGTACCTTTCTACGGTTTTGCAGATGGTGAGTTTGTAACAATCACACCTAATTCTGATTTAACTGATGAAGTTGTAGGTGCGCAAGGCGATGTCGCTCTGACCAAGATTGCTAACTATACCGCAATGGTCACGATCACTTTGTTGCAGAATGCAGAAACTAATCTGTACTTATCAAACATTTACGCTGCACAGCAGCGCGACGATGACATCGTTCGTGAGAATATGACAATTGTTGATCCTTCAGGTTCTGCGTTATATGAATGTCGCGATGCACATTTAAAAACCGCCGCGCCTGTAACTTTGTCAGATGGTCAGAACGCTAAAACATGGACATTCTTCGTGTCTAACATGATTCCTGTATCTTCTAACAGTGAAATCACTCAAGCCTTGGGCATTGCTTCACAAGTAGCTGCCGCTGCTGATTTACTCGGTGTAGGCTAACAGTAATTAGCCCCGCTTGTCGGGGCTTTCTTGTTTAAGAGGTAAACGATGTTTAATTTTGGCGGTAGTGGATGGTCACTATTCAAAGACAGATCTGTAACTACCTACAACCCTCAATTAGTTTCTTTAGTTTTAGGTAATCAGCCGATAACTGAATTTGCTCCAGACCAAATGGTGAACATCTCTTACTCTGCTGATAACATTGGTGTGGTTAAAGGTATTGATGGTAACACCGCGTTACAGAGACAAACAAACAAAGATGCTGTTGTGACATTCACTCTGCTTCAAATGAGTCAGAACAACAAATGGTTGTTAGACATTCAGCGTAATATGCAAGACCCTACAAAACCTATTGAACTTCCTCAATTAGTGTTTACAGATTATAACTTAATGGTGAGTTGGAAATCAACCTCATCATTTATTCAAAAGCACCCAGACCAATCCTATACGAACATGGCTGGTGCTACAACATGGTCTATCTATTGTATAGATATGCAACCTAACCAGAATATTAAACTAGATGATTCATTATTAACGAATGAGCAAATCCTATTCCGTAAAGTAGGTGAAGCTGTGAAGTCTGTTGGAAAACAGATTACATCAATATTCTCGTAATGAACAAAGGAGAACTTTCAAATGCAAATGCCAGCAAGTAATTTACGTAGTATTGAGATTGACGGAAGCACTTATCATATTAAAGTGTTAGATGGTTTAAGTGGTTTTAGAACCTCAGTAGAATTGTCTAAAGTTTTGTTACCGTTAGTAGGTGAATCATTCGATGCTTCACGACACGATGACGTATTTCATGGTGCCCCTAAAACGTTCCGTGAAATGGCGTTGTTGTTGTTACAACAAATTGACCAGATTAATTTAGAAGATATGATCTTCAATCGTCTATTGGCTCATTTGTTAAAAGATGGTGTACAAGTTAAGTTGGCTGACATCATTGTTGGTCAATATGAAATCTTGATTGAATTAGTAGCCTTTGCTATTGAACAGAACTTCGGGAGTCTTTTCAAGGGAAAGGGTTTAATTTCTCGTTTTCAAGAGAAGTTTCAGAGCATGACCAGCCCTACTTAAATCAAGTATTGGCTGCGATAAAGAAAGGAACCCTTCTTGATGATGAAGATTGGTTCTTTTATCAAATATCTGAAATGACTGAATTCAAAGTGAGTGCATGGGATTTAATGCACACATACACTTATATTGAATGCTTGAAACTACGAGAATATCTGACAATCAAATATACAAAAGAAGAAGCATATCGAAAGGATGCTAAACTGCGGGAGAAATAATGTCCAGCCCAATTGAAGATTTTCTTGTCAGCTTGGGGTTTGATACATCAAAGATTAAATCTCAAATTCAAGATTTACACAAATCGTTAGAAAAGTTAGCTGTTGGAGTAGACGCTAAACGTGTTAAGAATGGATTAAAAGCTGAGAAGCAAATATCCGATAACGCTGTGAAGGTTGCTGAAACAACAGCTAAGAAGAAAGAAGATATTGAAAGAAAGTCAGCTAAAGAAAGTAAAAAGATTGCTGATAAAAGTTTTATTGAATCCGCTAAACGTCAACAAGCTGTTCGTGCATTAATCAATCCTGAAGTAAACCCTCAGCTCAAAGCTATGGGTAATTACTATCGTAAGATGCAGTCCGACCAGTCTGCTCTCGGCATTGCCAATGAGCGCTTACGTAAACGTAGGTCGTTGGGTACTCTTACTAATTTACAAGCTTTCCGTGATTTAAAGTCTAGTGGTCCTGAAGGAAGACAACAAGCATTGCAGGCTTTATTGTCAGCAAGACAAGCGGCTCGTGGGGGTTCATTAGAAAAGATTAAAGCGATTCGTGCTAGTGTAATTAAACTGAACAGAGATTTGAAAGAATCTAATGTTCGTGTAGCCACACTGATGACTGGTCCAACAGGTACTGCTACAAACAATACATTCAATGCCATTAAGAAGGGTGGTGGTTTTCAGAACTACACATCTCAGCAACAAGCTTCATTACTTCAAGGCGCTCAGAAACAAACTACACAGAAAGGTGCTGATGCGTTTGTTCGTGCAGCAAGAGATGTAGAACGTTATCGTCCCCTTGGCGGTGCTAAGATTGATGCAGCTATTGCTTCAGGTAACATAGATCAGCTTAGAACAGTGACAAAAGAACTGTCTAGGATGAACCATGAGCTTGAGAAACAGCGTAGACATAGTATGGGTGCTGCTGCTGCAATGAGCAGTTTACAGGACTCTACACGCAACATGGTACGAGAGTACGCGAGTCTGTATGCTTTGTTTGCTGGTACAAGTGCCATCAACCAAACAGGTCAATCATTTGAAGCTTTAAACTCTGCTATGCTTGCCGCAACAGGTAATACGTCAGACGCTAAGCAGCAAATGCAGTTCTTGATTGATTTGTCAAGACGTTTAGGTTTGAGTGTAAAAGATATTGCGGATCAATACATCAAGTTTAAATTTGCCGCTAAAGATAAATTAACCAATACTCAGATTGAAGAACTATTCACTAATATGTCTGAGCTTGGTACAGTGTTAGGCTTATCACAAGAGAAAATGAAGTTAGCATTCAATGCTATTCAGCAGATGATGAGTAAAACCCGCATCTCCAGTGAGGAGTTGCGTTTGCAATTCGCAGAATCAATGCCGGGTTTATAGAAAGCCCCTGTATACAGCAATGTATACAGAAAACTTATCTAATGCGGGAAACTCCTTAGAGCTTGACAATACTAACCATACATAGTAATATAGTGTGGGGTTGCAATTAACTATTGCAAGTATAGTAAAAATTTGTCAGGATTGGACAATCCGCAGCGAAGATGCCAATCCTCCTAAATGGAGGCAACATGTTATATAAAGTAAAAGATTATGAATTCTTGTCTATAGACGTTGACGGGAATTGTTATTCCAGCTACACATTGAATAAATTAACACCATACACAGACAGAGACGGGTATTTGAGAATCAAGGTATGGTGCCCTGTTGAAAAGAAAACTAAAGGTTGTTATGTACACAGAGCGTTAGCTATTGTGTTTATCCAAAATACAGATCCAACAACACTTACTCAAGTTAACCATAAAGATTCAAATAGACGTAACAATTCTATTGAGAATCTTGAGTGGGTATCCCCTAAAGGGAATTACCAACACGGTATTGAGTTTGGTAATATGTTGATTGGTAGGTTGGGATATAGGGCAACCATTAGTGATGAGACGGTAAGGCAAGTATGTAGTCTTCTGTGTGAAGGTAAGAAGATTATGGAAATTTGCAAAATTACCGGTTTAAATAAATCAACAGTATATTCAATTAAGAGTAAACAGTCTTGGTCTCACATATCTAATGATTATGAGTTTAACTTACCAAGAAAATATTTGACTGAAGATGATGTCAGAAAAGTACTTTTAATGTTTATCTCTGGAAAAACAACTAAGGAAATAATTGCTGAATTTGGTGGTAAGATAAACAGGCACCATGTAGCAAATATCACCTCAGGTAAAACACATAAAGAATTATATAACGAATTGGTATTGTGCTCAACGACTATCCCATAAGGGAGTAGGGTTCAAGTGAACTCGAAATGATAAGCATCTTATAGAGATGATGATATAGTCTGGTCTGCATGGAAACATGCAGCAGCTTGAATAAAGCGGGGAGTGAGTAACGACCGCTCCTGAACAAAACGGGTGTACAAATATTTGCTAAAGCTTTAGGTATGACAGAACTTGAAATGTTCAAGTTAATGGAAGCTGGTAACTTAATGGCGGTAGACACGTTACCTAAAGTTGCTAAGCAAATGAAGTTAATGTCTAGTGCCGGTGGTGCGTTAGAGGCAAAATTAAACAGTGTTCGTGTAGCGCAAGGTCAATTCACTAACGAGTTACAGCTTGCTCAGGACAAAGTATTCAACAGTGGGTACAATAAAGGTCTTGCACAGTTATTCAAAAACTTGACAGACACTTTAGGTAATAATGGGATAGCTTTAGAACGCATTGGTCGTATTTATGATAAAGTTTTCCGAGCAATAGGTTACGTTATTAGTAACATAGTGACGCCTGCAATTACTTTCTTTATTCGTTCTTTAGAAACGCTGTGGAAAGTAATGAAATGGGGTGCTGATAACCCTATGGCAGCGATGTCAATTGCTGCTGTTGGTATCGCTGCAAGCTTTAGGACACTGATACCGTTGGCTGCTGGTTTCGGTAGAGCTTTGATGATGGCGCTTAAAACACCGTTTGCCATGATTACAGGTATGTTGGCAGCTATTGATGAAGTTAGAGCAATCTTTGATTCCAATTTAATTGGCGTAGGGGAAAGTGATAAAGCTTCACAACAAAGTAGAGATATTGCAGCAGCACAGGCTCGTGTTCGAGCTGGCTTCGGAAATGAAGCGGATAAGAAGTTCTTGTCTAAGTTCAGCAGTGAGCAGATAATGGCAGCGCAGAGGGAGTCAGGTGGTATTGGTTCTTACTTATTTGGTGCCGCCATGAGTGGGGAAGAACGTGTTGCTGCTGCTAAGAAAGCTATGCCAGCAACGGCTAACTTTTTAGATAGTTACCAGAAGATGCTACAAGCCCCTGTCAACCTAGCTAAGTCTGCATACGATATGATGTTTAATCAAACAATCATCATTCAAGGTGATGTCAATGATGAACAGATTCGTCGCATTGGTGAGGAAAGCAAGAAAGTTATGGACAACTACGGCGCTTTACAATCAGTAGGAGTTAGATGATGGCTGTATTCTACATCAAGACAAAAGCTGGCGATGTCTTTGAACTAACCGCCACTACTGATGTAGGGTTTCAACACAGAAACACTAATACGAAGTTCCCCGTTGAGTCGGGGGCTTCTGTTACAGACCACTCTGTTGTTGAAAATTCTACGTTTACATTATCTGGCGTAATAACTGAAGTCGTCAATCTTACTAAGAACTCTCCACAGAAAGGTATCAAGGATTATATCCAAGGATTGGATACACTACGTAAATCTCGTGAACTATTTACTGTGTTCTTAGACAACCGTTTGTCTCCATATAAGAATTGTTTGTTCACAGACTTCAGTGGACAGAAAGGTGTTGTTGAAGGTCTTGGTAGTTGGCGTATTAGTATGTCAATTGAACAAATCAAGATTGTTGATAAAGCTAAAGCTTCTTTAGTTCAAGTAGCTGGAGAGACAACTGACAGTACAGATAACGCATCAGCTTCAACAAAAGATGGTTTATCGGGCAAGAAAGATAACGGTAGTAAATCCGGCATTGAATATACAGCGGGAAGGGCAGGGTATAATTATCTGACAGGTAACGCCATCGAAGAACCTGACTTCGATGCTATCACGGGGGCGAAATAATGGCTTTATCTATATTTGTTCCAACAGATGCTTATTCGGAAACTCGTATCAGCTTAAACAATCAGATATTCTATTCCGTAATGAAGTGGAATACAAGAGAAGCTTCTTGGTATTTCAGTTTACTGGATGTTAATAAGAATGTGTTAATGGATGGAGTGAAGCTTTGTTTCGGTGTATGTGCTACAAAACAATTACCTAACAACCCTTTGGGTGGTAATATCTATATTGTGAATAACACAGACAGTGTTGAAGACCTTGGACGTAATAACTTTGGACAGGGTTTGAAGTATGAGTTTGTTTATCTCACTAACGCAGAAGAAGCAGGAGTGTTCTAATGTCACTGGTGTTTGACCGCAGTTACCGATTAAGTGTAATTGAACAGAAAGTTACGTATACGGGTGGGTCTGCACCAGCGAATATTAAACAAGGCTATTATAGCGCTTGGAGCGTTCCTCCAGTCGATTCTTCCTTGCAGGGTATACAAACATCTATCCCATCAGTTAAAACCTCTCAAAATCAATCTGAGAGCGTTTTAGCAGGTACTACCAATCAGACCAAAACCACCTCCGGTGGTGATAGCGTAATGATCACCAACTTACACATGACTGCTGAGATTAACAGCGCAGCTAAAGAAGGTGATGTAGCTACATCAGTTATCAGAGTGTTTAACGCTTCAAAAGAAACAAGAGCTAAACTTGAAAGAAAGAATGCTTACGTAATCCTTGAAGCTGGGTATGGTGATGATGTTGGTATCGTGTTCACTGGAACATCTCAAAGAGCTTTCAGTAGAAAGCAAGGTACGGATATTGTCACTGAGATACAGTGTGTAGATAGTAACGTTCAATTAAAGACTTCGAGAGTATCTTTTGCTTGGCCTCCAAATACAAAGTATTCTCAAATCCTTACGGATATTGCTGGCGCAATGAAAGAGCAAGGGATTGCCACTGGCTTTCTGGAAACAAAAGCTAAGAACTTAGATTCGTTACCATCTCCAGCAGAAACTGTGGCTAAGGGTGGTTATAGTTTCCAAGGATTGTCTTCTCAGTTGTTAGATAAAGTATGTGAGCAATTTAATTATTCTTGGTACATCACATTAAACGAGTTGTACATTCATCCTCGTACATTCAATAAATTCACTGTGCAGTATGACATTAATGCTGACCTGATGAAGTCAATGGAACCAGAACAAGAATCAAAGCAAGAGGTTCCTTCAGTTGAAACGCCTGCACGATTCAAGTTGGTGACATTCTTAGACCATCGTATTAAGATAGGTCAACTTATCAGAATCACTCAAGGTCAATACAAAGGTTTGTATAAAGTAATTTCAGTTGATACACGATTGTCTTATTTAGATGGCGGTGGTTGGGATAGTGAAATAGTGTTGGAGATAGCATGAGCTTAAAAGCTTTTATGAAAAGTCATTTGGAATCATTGCAGTCACAAATCTTCACTGGACTTCCAGCTATTGTAACTGATAATTCTGAATACGAAAGTAAGAATATTATTTCTGTTCGTCCTACAATTGATATGCAGCATTCTGATGGACAAGTGAGTGAGTGTCCTGAGATATTCAATGTTCCTGTGATTAACCCTTCTGCTGGAGGAGGGTTGTTATCATTTCCAATTCAAGTTGGTGATACAGTTTGGCTTGAATTCTCAATGCGTAACATTGAAGAATGGTTGGAGGGTGGTGGTAGCTCTGTTACAGAACCAACCCAACGTATGCACGATATGAGTGACGCTGTTGCTATTGTCGGATTGTATACAAAGAATAGTCATTTACAGCCAGACCCGAAAGATGTTGTTCTGAAATTCAAGGATAATAAATTAGTCCTTAAAGAAGACGGTAATGTAGAGATACATACGAAGTCCAAATATTCAGTGTATAATGACCAAGAAGAACTGATTGCTTTGTTGAGTGATATTGTTAATACGATAGCAAATACGACTGTATCAACAATATACGGCCCTACGCCGCTGAATAGTAAGGCGCAGATAATGCAACTCAAAGCCAAGCTTGACACATTTAAAAAATAGCTGTTGACAAAATAAGCCAATGGCTTTAATATATTAGGAGAATTAGAATGGCAATGAGTGCTTCATCTCTTGCTGCTGCAATCAAATCCGCGGTAAATGCTATTGATATTGATAATGGGGAAATCACAAATGATTCCGTCATTGACGCTTTAGCCGCAGCTATTGTTAATCACATCAAAGATAATGCCAAGACTGTAGTAGGTTCTGGTAGCTCAGCAGGGCAATGGCCCATCATCTAAGGGTCTATAATGGCAGACATTAAATTAACATCAGCACACGATATAGACTGGAATGACTTTGTATTAACAACTGATAATGCACAAAGCATTGCTCAGAAGATTAAGATCCGTCTATTGCGTTATCGTGGTGAATACTTCAAAGATACAACACTTGGTATTGATTACTTCGGAACTGTTCTGGGTAAGACACAGAAAGAAGTAGTTGATACAATATTCATTGATGAAATCACAGACACTGTTGGTGTCCTGACACTTGATGCTTATGAATCTATTCTGGATAGCACTGGTGTATATACAGCTTCTTTTGTAGCAACCACAGACGAGGGTGTTACATTCCAATTCAATATCCAGCCAATAGAATTACTGTGAGGATAAGAAATTGTCAATTACAACAACTGGGTATGACCTGAAGCGTTATCAAGACATCATAGCAGAAGTGCAAAGTGATTTCATTACAGCAACAGGTAATCCTAATTTTGACATGAGTGATGACTCACTCATTGGTATTTTAAATAGAATCTGGTGCTTGAAAGTATCAGAGCTTTATGAGTTAGCCGCAGCACAATGGAGTGCTGGTGATCCTGATACAGCTACAGGTGTTGCATTAGAGCGTATTGTTCGCAGAGCAAGAATGACTCGCTTACAAGCTGTGAAAGCTTATGGTACATTAGAGTTCACTGGCACGTTAGGTGCTAACATTAACTCAGGTACACAAGTAAAAGATTTAGCCGGTAATGTTGTTCAGACATTAACTCAACTGACATTGAACAGTGCTGCACTTAAAGCTGTGAACATCAACATCACAGTGGCTAATAACTTCACATATTCTTTATCCGTCAATGGCGTAGTTTACTCTGTCATCTCCGACGCTACAGCAACAGCAGCTGAAATCATTTCTTTGTTCCAAACAGCATTATCTTCACTGACCAACATTGTCGTTAGTAATAATTCTAACCGACTACAATTAACAAGTCAATCAGATTTTTCTGTGTCAGTGTCAACGAACTTGGCTATCTTCAATGTAACAAACTCTGTTGCTTCTGAAGCGTTAATTGCTAATACCGAAGATTATGAAGCCAACACTCTGAATTATCTGGTCAACACAGCACCTTCTATCACCGTGACAAATAGCCAGAAGTGGGTTACAGGTAGGGCCGAAGAAACCGATGCTGAACTTCGTAGTCGTTTCTACGGCTCTGTTGGTGGTCAAGGTAAGGCTACAGTAAATGCTATCTTTGCAGCACTGTCCTCTACTGAAGGTGTAGTCAGTGCAGTAGTAGAAGAAAACTGGACGAACACAACAAACTCAAATGGCTTACCAGCTAAGAGTATTGAATGTACTGTTAAAGGTGGTAGTGATTTAGCGGTAGCTACTACAGTGTGGAATACCAAACCTGCGGGTATCGAACCTTTTGGTAATACCTCCACAAACATTGTTGACTCGCAGAACCAAACACAAACAATCTTCTATTCTCGCCCTGTTGATCAGTATATTCATGTTCGTGTGGAATATCAATTATACAGCGAAGAATTATTCCCGTCAGATGGCGCTGTACAAATTGCTAACGCTGTGAAAGCTTACGGTGATTCATTAGGTTTGAATGAAGATGTAATTCCTCAGCGTATCATGGGTGCCATCTACTCTAAAGTGAGTGGTATCAGCAATCTCGCTGTCACTGCTGGCAAGACATTAGCCCCTACCGATACCCCTGTATTGTCTAGCGGAATTACCACTATTGGTAGAAAGGATGAGGCCGTATTTGACATTAGTAGAATCACTGTTGTTGCGGGGTAAGCACTGTGTACCCAGTTAAGATAACAAATCATGTGGAGCAAGCGAAAGCTTTGCTCCTCTATCAATTTAGAAATAGCCCTAACATTCAGAAAGTAGTTGAGATATTCCACACACAGATTCAGGAAGTGGAGAATGAATACTTCACTCTGCTTGAATCTCTCGGTATTGATACAGCGTATGGCTACGCTTTAGATATTATTGGGAAGGAAGTTCAGGAAGCTCGTCAAAGTAGAACTGATGAAGAATATAGAAGTGCTATTCTTACTAAAGTATTTATAAACAATTCATCGGGTACACCAGAAGAAGTTATTGCTGCTGCTAAACAAATCACTGGTGCAACAACAATTAAATACTCTGAGCAATACCCTGCTGCTGTTGTGTTAGAGATTCTTGGGGCAGAGTATGTTTCCAAGGCAACAACTATCCGTAAAACAGTACCTGCTGCTGTAGATTTAGTGTTTGGTAATACAATGGAAATTGATACCGCACAATCTTACACAGGTGCAGCATACACACAGCAAGTGATGTTTGAGAGCAACCCTGTTTATACAGATTTAATAGTTGGTGGGTATTTAGTTTCGACAGGGCAGTTGTCAGAAGAAACAGTATTGTACCAACCATAACAGAGGAAAGAAATGAGTATTACAAAATTATACGCTGGTGTGGTGGGTGATCCATTAAATACTTCTGGGCCGCAATTAGCGGCCTCAGTTAACAATTTAATTGATACACACGTATCGCATTTGAAAGCACTGCCTACGGCAGCAAATGCTCAAACGGATACTGTTTATAATGTGACCTCTCACTATGACGGATGGGCCGCGCTGGCATCACGGCCTAAAGGCGGCAGGCAACTAATTTACCGAACCGACTTGTCTAAAGCGTTGCACAATGGCGTTACACACATCTCGCCTGAATCTATTGTGGCGTGGAGCGGCTCGCAAGCTGGCTTGTCCGCGTTGCTTGGTTGGACAGGAACCGGCTCCGGCGTTTTCGTTCTGCTTGATGGTACGATCATAACACCGGAGATGGCGGGGGCGATTGGCGACGGGATCGCAAATGACCAGCCAGCGGTGCAGGCATCAGCGAACGCGGTATCACTGACTGGTGGTAACCTGCTGTTATCCGACGGTGCAACTTATCTGATCAATACCCCTGTTACTGTTAAGTGTGCATCAGATTTACCTACCACACTGACTGGTAGCGATATACATTTCGCAAAATCGAACCCTGTTAGCATCGTTTCAAATGGGATGGCGACTATAAAAGCTGGTGCGGCAATGGCGGCAATGGTCACATACGTTTTCGATAGCTCAGACAGTGATATAGCACCATTCTATTCAAAAGTGGAAGGTGTTTCATTTGATGGCGGAGGTTTCGCACAGGATTGTCTTTATCTGAATTACTCAATGCACATGCACGTCGAACGTTGTAGGTTCTGGCGGTACACCGGTGTGGGGATACATAATTTTGGCTATGGCGTAGCTCAATATCTATACAATGTTTTTAAAGGCCCGTGTGGAATTTTTATTGAGCGCGGCGGGGACAGTCTTATTCAACACAATGATTTTTTCCCCACAGACGGAGGGGTAGCTGCTGTTGATTGCGGGTATTTTTCTGGGAACACAGCAATATTGAACAACGTATTCACCAGAGAAGAAGCTACTGGACTTATTTACGCAATAAGACTCTCAGGGGATTATGCTTCATCTGGTTCTCAGGAGGTTCGCCACGTAGAAATTGTAGGTAATGAGTTTTGCGGAATGACAGCGGGAGTATTTTCACAATCGTTTAGTACAGGATCGCGAAACGTTTATCAATGTTCAATCAGAGCCAATCATGTGACACCTTGGCCGCTGTACAACACGGGGGTACTAGCTGATCTGAATAGTTCAGAAGGGTTTATTATTTCTGGTAACTGGATAAATAAAGTTGGTTTTGGCGATGCGACAGGTACGATTGCTTTGCGCTTGAACAATTGTATAGGTATGTCGGTTACAGATAATAAATTTCAATCTTTAGAGCAGCAGGCAATACGACTAATTGATTGTATAGATTGTAAGGTTGAACAAAACGAGTTTATCGATTGTGGTAAGTTAGGTGCGTCATATTTAGTTGTTGGTATAAGTGGTGCGTCATCAGGTAATGAGTTTAAGAACAATAAGTTCAAACAGTCGTCGTCTAGTTACGCGCAAAACGGCATATACGAATACACTGCTTCAGGTGGCGGAAACAATATCGGACGCGACAACACATTCAGCAATATCACCACGCCGTATTTTAAAGGAAATGCAACGTCATCTTTTTGGCGGAATGAGATGGGAACGGCCAAGCCATCTACTGGTCGTTATCATGCAGGCGACAGAGTAAACAATTCAACGCCAGCCATTGCGGGTACTTCGGGTAGTCAGTATGTGGTAACTGGTTGGGTAAGACTGACAGACGGCGTAAATCACGTTGCAAGTACTGACTGGGCAGAGCAGCGAACATTAACAGGTACATAAGATTATCACTGGAATAGGTATATGGCTACAATTTTAACAAATACTGGAAGAAGTAAACTATTAGTAGCCACTCCGATGGCACCTGTTACTCTTTTAAGTATGGCATTTGGTGACGGTAGTGGTTCTCTACCTACCGTTGACCCTACCAGAACATCTCTGGTGAATGAAGTGATTAGAGTTAATTGCTCTAATCCAATTAAAGATACCGCAGACCCCACAGTGATTGCAGTAAGTGGATATATCCCAAGAACGTTTGGTGGTGTAACATTACGTGAAGTGGGTATCTATGATAATACTGGTGCTTTGATTGCTTATGGTACAATCAATAACCAAGTAATTCAAACACCAACAACAGAATATGGTTTTACATATGTAGGTACTATCAGGGTGAAACTTGATAACACTACAATGACAACTGTAATCAATTCTGATGCTCCTGCATTTGACCACAGAGGGTTAACCTTCCGTACTGAGCCTAACGCTCACCCAGCGTCATCTATTGATACAACTGGTGGCAGAACTGTTCAGCAGATGTTTAGTCTTGCTAAAGTATTATCTACTTCTGGCGCATTGATTGTTGGTGAGAATAATATTGTTACCAGTAACACTACTCAGACATTACCTTCCACTTCTGGCTTAGCTGCCGGTAGTAAAGTAGAAGTATACAAAGCATCCGGTAATGTAGTAACAGTTCAGTGTAATAACATTTCTACGGAACAAATTAGAGTGGGTAATAATGCCGTTGATGTGGCGGATTATGATTCTTTTGTATTAGACACAAATTCCCGTTTTGTATTTACATGGACAGGGGCTGTATGGGAGTGTAATTTCTAATGGCTGGTCAAGGTAAGGCTTCATTAGTTAGAGATAAATATAAAGTATTATCCGCTAACTCAAATACTGTTGCTGGTTGGACATATCATATCACAACAGCTTCAACAATTACGTTACCAGACACAGCAACATTGTCTGTTGGTGATAAGGTAACATTCACAAAGAAATTAGGTGTTGTTCCTACAGTTCAACGTTTTGGCAGTACTGTGTCAATTAAAACAAGTCTGGGGACGGACTCTAGTGTTTTCTTTGATATTGAAGCTGAAATTATTTTTGTATTTAATGGGGTAGAATGGGAGGTATAAATGCCTATTAGTTTAAAGAAAGCTTCCGGTAATGGTGGATTGATTTCTCCCGCCGCCGCGCAGCCGTTTAATGACAGCGGCTCGTTAGGTGGCGTAACAGTTACTGGATTGGATATAGTCACTGGAGTAAATGTAATATCTCTTTCAGGTAAATACGCAATATCCTATATCAACTTGTCTGGACTAGGTACTACGCCGGGGGATTTAATTGTACAACTTACAATTGACGGTAAGAGTGTGATCAACAGGACATACACTGCTTTTAATCCTCAAAGTTTTACCGTAATATCCTGTGCTGGTACTGCCGGTCTCACTACTATCGGTTCACCTGTGGTTTGTAACCAAAGCATGACTCTGTATGTGAGAAAAGCTTTGGCGGGCGGGACAGGGACTTTAATAATGAATGCCGTAGCATTGGATAACTAAACATGCACTCATTTAAAATACCGGAAGGGGCTACTTTAGTTAGCCTACAACAATATACCAAAATCACCCAATTAGCTTTTCTCAATCGCTTTACTGACGATGAAGCTGTTGATATTGACTTAGCTTCTACAGGGAACACTCGTGAAGCAGCTCTATTACGCAGATACTTACAAAAAGTGAGTGCTGCAACATATATTGACCTGTCTCGTCCAGACTTAGCGGAAGATTTACAGAAATTGGTAGTATTCAACCTACTCACTGATGAACGTAAGAATCAAATATTAACAGCACCAATTCAAGAACACGAAGTATTCAGAGGATAAATTATGATCGGTAATCTCCCACAACAAGGTATTGACCACATCTTTGACTGTAATGGTTTTAAATGTGCTGTTGGTGTAGACAACAACGTCGCGGACGGGTATGTTAGATTTGTTATGGTTTCAGAAAACGCCAAAGGCGCTGGGTCATTCAATACTGGCGAATCATCTAAATGGAAAACGATTCATTCTGTAATGGACGCTGATATTGTAGCGAAAGCAGACTCTAAAGCTTTTGTACGTAAATTCTTAACGGATGCCACTCCTGCGTTAAAAGCTCACACAGGTTTTGGAGGCAATACTATCCCCGTATTTCCCGAAGAAATTGTGGCTCAGCTTTCTTGGATTGTTAAATATGGTATTACGTTCAATCCAACAACTTGTACGTTCACAGTGAGTTAATAATATGCAAACTGTTAGATTGATTGTCGGTAAAGGAAAAAACCCGTTTAGTTACGCAATCAAAGCAGTTACTGATAGCCGCTGGAGTCACATTGGATTAGTTGCTGGCGATTATGTGTATGAATCAGCAGCATTTAAAGGGGTTGTAAAAACTCCTATTGCTGAATTCAAGAAACGTTACAGAGGTGATTGGGAAATTATCGAAGTAACTGTTGTTGATGCTGACAGAGTATACACAACAGCTAAATCATTACTTGGTTGTGGTTACGACTACTTCGGGGTATTCGGCTTAGCTTTCCGACTCAATCTCTCAGTTGATAAGCGTTATCAATGTGCTGAATACATTGCCGAATGTTTGGGTATCAGATTAGATAAATGTTACAAGGCCACCCCTGAAGGGATTTGGTTATATCTCGGTAAAACAGTAATTAAAGGAGCTAAGGGTGAGTTTTGAAGTATTTATGGTGAAGTTTGGACAGTGGGGGTGGGCTGGAGCTGTTGCTTTAGTCGGCTATATTTGGAACAAACAAGATAGTAAGATTAAAGATTTAGAGACAGCCCACAAAGAGTTTATCACTTCTGAGGAAGCTAAGAAAATGGTACAAGAAATTATTGAACCAATTAGAGCTGAACAGAAGGAGTTGAAAGTAGACTTAAAACACGTTCTCGCCGCCGTCTTAGAGATTCAAAAAGAGATGGCGGTACAGACAGCTCTACAGAAAGAAAGAACTCAATCTAAATAATTCTATTGACAACGAAAAAGGAAGTGTGTATGCTTAAAGATAAATATTGTTTTATGCCAAGTGAAGAAGAACTTCCTAAGAAGCCGCCTCCGCCACCAGAAGATCAGGAGAACTAAATGACATTGCTGACACTAATTATGATGATACTGATAATCTTACTCACTAAAGATGATGAGGTTAAAATTGTTATATTCGTGTCAGCATGTGCGTTTTTCTCCGATTACTTGTTCTGGTTAGCAGGTAGTGACTACGTGTATGTAAGACATATCATCAGGGATTTAATTCTTGCTCTGGTGTGTCTTACTTTCAAGCGTAAAGATTTCAACTGGGCCGCAATTATTTGCTTGTTATATGTTTGTATGGTGGCTTTTGAAGCTTCCTCTCCATACCAAACGGTCCTTACGCCTTATGTTTATACAATACAAATCGTGATGATGCAGCTATACCTGCTTGCTCTCACATATAAGAGTGAGTGGAAATTACCATGTCGAAGACAGCAGAGAACGTAATCACTATAGAAGAAGGTTTTCGTCAACGTGTTTATATGTGTACTGAAGGTGTTCCTACCATCGGTTACGGTAGAACAGTTGGTAGGAAAGGTGATCCTTTAACAAACGAAATTACTACAAAAGAAAAAGAGATTGTATTTGTTAGAGAAAAAGTACGAGAATTATCATACGCTCTAATGAGCAGATTCCCTCAAGCATGGAACAAATGCAATCAGGCTAGACAAGCAATCCTTGTATCATTAGCATATCAACTTGGCCTTACCGGTGTATCTCAATTTCAAAAGATGTGGATGGCTCTAAGCAATGGTGACTTTAGCTTGGCGGCTAAAGAAATGCTCAATAGTAAATGGGCTAAGCAAACTCCTAATCGTGCTAAGCGTCATGCTGAACAAATGGAACGCGGTGATGTGATTCGCTATTATCTCACTAACGGAGAGATTCCGTAAACGCTCTATAACGCATTCTAAGTCATATTAATAACCTACCTATACATTCATATTCCCTCTACAAGATAATTCATTGTAGCGCTTCCTAGAGCGTTATACTCGCTATTTGAAATAGGAACCTTCCTATGGGAAAAATATTTACTAAAAGCTTCCTTACTAAGCTTAAAAAGAGTAAGACGATTTTATTCAACATGCTCTTGGCGTTCATTGGTATCTTGGAATACAACTTACATTTATTTTATGATGTTCTTGGAGAGCATTATGGAATTGTATTTGTTGTTATTGCTACGATTGGAGCTTGGTTAAGGATGATAACAACAGATTCTATTGAGGATAAATAATGGCTGATGTAGTCAAGACGATAGGCGCATCCGGTGCGGATTTTACAACGCTTGCCGCTTGGTGGTCTGCTCGTAATACCTTTGCCGGTGCTGGTGATGTGTATATTGCTGAGCTTATAGATGCAGCAGATTACGCTTGGGGCGAAGTGACCGGAACCTTTGATGGCTCTGTAAAGGTTCGAGCCGCAACAGCTGTTAAACTTGATTTAACCAACCCGACAGCGCCACACGCCAAAATAGCCAGCACAACCACAAGCGCACTGTATTGGCGTCCTGTTGCGCCTATGACGCTTGAAGATTTGGAGTTAGTCACAACCGCTGCCAGCGTCTGTTTAAGGGTAGGTGCATTCGAGGACACAAACACCACAGTAATGCGCTGCTTGGTCCGTGGTGGCACGACAGGTATTAGCCACGGCAGAGCCACGGCAACTACTTTAGTCGAAAACTGTGTGGTAACAGGCGCAACAACATGGGGCATTAACAACGGCTTTGCTGGTATCACTGTTCGCAAGTGCGTTGTAGTCGGAAACAACACCACAAACACGGCCAGCCGTGGCGGCATGCGCAAAGACATCTCCGGCGCGGTTATTGATAACGTGGTCTGTTATGGTAATGGTTTAATAAACTTCTTTGGTGCTTCAACCACTTCGACGGTTAGTTACTTATCGTCTGGTGATACATCCGCCACAGGTGCAAATGCTTTAACTGGTGTAACGACAGCAGCGTTTACCAACTACGCCGGCCAAGTCTACACGGCAGCCGCTGGGGGTGTGCTGGATAACTCCGCAGCTGGCGGCGCTGATCGTGGTTTAAATCTTTCTGTTGCTGACATTATTGCTATTACATCGCCCTACGACTGGCAGATGTTCCAGCGTAACGCAGGTACTAACACCGGCAGCATTGCAATTACCGGCACGTACTCAGGTGGCACAGTCCCGACTGGCATCGAAGCAAGATGGAACGGCGGCGCGTGGACCACGATAACCGCATCTCCCTCTGGCGGAACATTTAGCGGCACACTAACCGGGCTGCCATCTGGTAACGGCACCCTAGAAGTGCGTTATTCCAACGCTACATCAGTGACAGACAGCGCGGACAATATCGCTATCGGTGCTAAATTCTTATTTTGGGGGCAATCCAACTTTTCGGGCCGCGCCAATAATCCGCAGGCGTACACCGGCACTGCTGGATTTTTCCACAAATACACAGTGACAAACAACCTGTGGCAGCAGGGCGCAGATCCATTCGATACAGACACCGCAAGCGGCTCTTTATTCCCGCTGCTGGCAAACAGCCTTACAGCGTATCTGGGATGCCCTGTGGCGTTTATCGGTGTTGCGGCAGGTAGCACCACGCTTTCACAGTGGCAAAGCGGGCAAACACTTAATACTCGAATGCTGAACTACATCACTGCGGCAGCATCTGACGGACTGGAAGGTGTTTGTAGCTGGATTGGTGAAAGCGACGCTGGTGCAGCGACAAGCGAAACAGATTTTAAAACACGCTATAACGCCGTTATTGACCAGCTAAAAACGCTAACCGGCAAGAATAGCATGTTGGTGGCTATATCGGGATTAAACCTGACAGATTACGCAAACGTGCGTCAGTGGATTAATGATATAGCGGCATCTAATGCAAATGCGTCTGATGTAGTTCCACAGATTTGGCCACTGTATCAGAAGATACACTATGAAACTGACACAGAAGCTCAATTGGCTGCGACAGCTGTTTACAACGGCATGGTGTCGAGCTTCTACAGCTCTCCATTTGACAGTCCACTGACTAAATCAAACCTAAGTGTGTCTCAGAAAACTTTAAACCTTAGTGTTGGTTGGGATAGTCCGATAGTTAAAACTGGCGTAATGTCATCAGGTAAGACGCTGACACTTGACTCAGGAACTTCAGTATCTTTTGATTCTGGTTTAAACAGAGGATCAATTTCTGTTGCAGGTAAATCTTCTAGTTTCTCTGGAGGGTTTGATATTGGTGCTTCAAAACTATCTGTCAATTTATCTGGTAAACAGTTAACCTTATCTACTGGTACGGCAGTAGGTTTTGACGCTGACGTAATCAAATACTCTGTCAATGTGGTAAGTAAGTTGTTGACTTTAGACTCTGGGACAGCAACACCGTTTGATGGTACATTAATAAAACGAAATATTATCACTTCCGGTAAAACCTTATCTATAAGCACAGGTAGCTCATTAAATATGGGTTTGACCACTTATACGTTTGGTTATAAAACGTTGGGCATGGCACAATCCGTGTTTTACCCTGTCGATATATCTCGCGTCTACTTCATAGACGGTAATAAAGTTAAAACATTTTTCATTAAATAAAGGAAACAAGAAATGGCTGTAGGCGCATTTACTCTTTTAAACACAGGCAAAGAAGCATTAACGACTGATAATGCTAACCAAATCAACTGGGCTTCTGATACAATTGTTGGTGTATTGGTAGCGGCAGCTCACACACCCGCCCTGACGCATTCAACCTATGCTGATATTTCTGCTAACGTAATTGCTGATGCTGACTACGCTCCGGCTGTTGTGACCAATAAAACTTCTGTTCGTACTGCTGACAAAATCTTATGGGATTGCGATAATATCAGCTTCGGTGACCCGGTAACACTTACTGCTAAATATATGTATTTAGTTAAACGTGCAGGCGGTTCATTGACTGGAACAGATCAACTAATCGGTTATGTTGACCTTAACGTAGGTGCTGGCTTATCAGCTAGTTCTACTAACTCGGTATTTCGTGTTAATACTCCAGACGGTTTGTTTGATCTATAATAGGTGGTGTCATGCTGTACATCAACAAGGATATTCACGAAAGATTGGACTATCTGTTTGTTCGTGATGTTGAAGAAGACATCACGAGTGTACAGTATTTCCTCGACCCTTCCGCCAGTATCATAGTGGACAGTTGTATTGTTCCAGACCAACCCACAACAGATACACAAGGTAATGAGTACCCTGCTAAACGTACTATTGTGTTGTGGGTAAGTGGTGGTATTTCTGGCAATGTTAGTAAGCTAAGGATTCAATACACCACCGAAGGTGGTAGAACTCTGGATGAAGAAATAGCTTTCAGACTATCTGAAGACGGTTGCTAACCCAACAGGAGATTGTTATGTCAGCAGAATCTATCGTAGAGATTTATAGAACACAGGAACGCCGTGACGAGCATTTCTTTGTCTCAGCAGTAACAATCTCATATTTCGGAAGAACAGCATTCATTCAAGGTCTCTCTGGTACATTCACAATTAAGTGCTGGAGAGAACTTACTGAATACTTGATGTCGAAAGACATTGACCAAGTTCAGTATTACAGACATGGGTTCTTACGCACAATTTATCGTTAAAACAAAGCCCGCTATAAGCGGGCTTTTTCATTTGTGTTATTGTAACTTAGATTTCAGAACTTCAATATGTTTCTCAAGACGTTCTTTCTTGGCTTCAGCAAATCTTAATTCTTTAAGAATATTGTCTTCTCGTACAAGAAGCTCTTTTAAATAATCAATCACTGCTTTACCATCAGTTTTGATTAGTTCATCAAGCTTATTACGTACAGAAACTTCCTTTTTAGGAACAAAACCAATACGTTGTTTAAACTCAGTAATGGTTAGTTCATCAGCAATACCTAAACAATCAACAATTTCTGTTTTAGGGTAATCGGATGTCCAAAAATGATCCATGCTCGGAGTATAAACAATATAAGGGTCACTGTACTCTGGTTGGTCATTATACTCAGAAGTAATTTTCCAGCCTTTACTCCGAATGAAACCAATAACACTTGGGTCAGTATTTTCAGTAAAGAACTTTGTTTCAAATAATGTCTCTTTTCTCATTTATTCTCTCCTCTAATTTATTTACAAACCGTCACTTTCTGTTTAGTCTTCTTGTCAATAACAATCTGACATACTTTCTTCCTTCCAGCTCTATCCTTCATCACAACTGTCTTAACTGGTTTACCTTTCACAGTAACATCTTTCTGTGCTGCTTCAGATGGAACAGTGTATAGCATTAGAGCCAAGATTACAATAGGGATGAACATATTAAATTCCCTCCAATAAATATTGCTGCTCAAACTTATCGTCGTAATGTTCATTAAAATAACACAAAGCTGGATTACCGTCAAGAGTGCTTAAACATTTATGTTCTTTTGTAGCCATCTGACTGCATACAGTGCGAATACAAGCACCTAATGTAATAAGCTGGCTATGTTCGTGGTATAAGTCCCAAGCTTGTGCTAAGATTTGTTGTTTAGTCATGGTATTCTCCTATTTGAAAACAATCTCTGTACGTTTGACTTCTTCAGCATAACCGTATTCAATAAATTTCTTTATCCAGTAATCACTCACAAAATCTCTACCGCACATACACTCGAAACGAATCACATAAGTTATTTCTTCGATTGCGTCAGCAATCGAGTGTATGTTGTACATGTGTCCATTATCGTATCGTGTGGTATATCTTATCGTATTGTCAACAATATTAATGGACACGTATAAATGAGCTTTAGTTCCAGAATTCATATTAAAATATAATTCGTCTTCCACTAAAACTACAGATACATCACCACCTTCAACTAAAATCTGTTTAATAACATCTAACATGGTAAAATCAGTCATAATTTTCTCCTTCATTTGTTTGTTGAGATAAGAATACACACACAAGCGCATCTAATGTCAACATTTATTTTAGGCAATAAAAAGCCCCGCATGAGCGGGGCTAGGTTCTGATAATTCTATCAGACATCAAAACTCAAATCTAGGTTATCTGTATCGTCAACAATGTTACCCACATTGTAATCACTTAACTGTACTTCTTGAGCAGCCACTTGAATCACACCAGACTTTAAATACTTGTTCATGTATGGTAATGGGTTCTTCTCAATAAACGGATGTTCCGCTACGAGATCAAAGCTCTTATACAACGGAGTTGCCATATACATTACAAACTCACGAAGTAATACAGGACTTAAACCAACCACTCTACGACCTTCGTTGAATAGGTGTTCTGTCCATTTATGTTCCTGCTCAACTACAGCGTTGATGATTGCGCTAATCTCAGGTTTAATAGCTAAGAACTCTGCATACCATTCAGGGTCTTTCAACAAATTCTTCAGCACAGTATAATCCATCTTAGCATGGAGTAGTTCGTCAAAACATATCAATCCAACCAAACCAGCAATACCCTGAAACACCCCTGTCTCCGCAATAGCGAATGTCACAGCAAACGATGACATGAAGCTTACACCCTCAAAAGCCATCAAAGCAAACATCACTCTAAGCAATGCACGAATCTTCTCTTTACGCGGACTGTCCTCTTTTAAGCGATACAAGGCACCAAAAGCTTCTCCAATCACTTTAGAGCGCTTAATCACTTCTACATTGCTGTAGGTCTTCTCCAACAAATCCTTAGCGTTAGGGATTGTCTGCTTAACGATGTGAGCGTATGTTCTACTGTGAATAATCTCAAAGAAACTTTGGATAGTCACCATAGCTTCAAGCTCACTATTTGTGACATAAGGTAACAGCAATTCAGCCAAAGACTTAGCTGCAATACTATCTGCCGTATATTGCCACATGATTGTCTCAACCATTAAGTCAGTGGTTTCTTTAGGTAGAGTGAGCATATCCATTTTATCTTGAGTGAGATCGTATTCAAACTCACTCCAGCGCTGACCAAACTGCTGCTGATATAGTTCTTCGATGTCGGGATAAGCTACGTTCACTGAATCATACAAGCCTAACTTCTCGCCTAAGAACAACGGGTATTTACCTGTGACATAACCTTTATTATTTACGTTGAATACTTCTAACATATTTCCTCCAGAAATGAAAAAGGGAGCATAATGCTCCCTTAAAATTACAACTTACAAGATTCGCAACCATCTTCAGCTTCTACCGTGTTGTGTAACGTAGTAGCTCGTTTAGGTTTAGTGTTGACGTAATACCAAGTCTTGTTACCTAACTTGAAGTGAGTAACAAACTCCTTCATCAGAACAGACATAGGCACCTTACCATCAGGATAGTTCTCAGGGGCGCGGAACACATCACAGCTTGTGGCTTGGTCAGTGAAATCTTGTATTTCAGAATAATACTTCGACATCACATTATTGTCAATATCCCACGCAGTTAAATGTTTACCTTCAACAAACTCTTTGCAGATAAACTGAACCACACCTTTACGACACTTCTTATACACAATCTTCTCTCTAGGACTGTACACGGAGTTAGGTACACCACTTAAAAGACTGCTGCTCTCGGTAGGCATGTGAGCCACAAGTACCGAATGTTTCCGTGGTTTACCTCGCAATGCTTCCCAATCGAACTTACAGTCTTTCTTCATTGCTGTGTCAATAGGTAGCCAGTTCACATCAATACCTTCCACAGCGAATCCTGAAGCCTCAGAGAGCTTTTGAGAGGCTTTCAGTAAATAGTAGTAGTGACGCTCAGCTAAATATCTAACACGCTCTAAAGACTCTACAGACCCATCATAGTCAAGTTTATTGTTGTATAAGTCAACAGCTAATCCCAACATGCCTACACCAACAGAACGGCGAGACATAATATCAGCTTTCATTGAATCTGTCATCATTGGTGCGTTCTCAATCATAATGTCGATAGCTTCCAATGTCAAATCGGCTATGTGCTCGTATTCATCATCCGTCACAGCAGCTACGTTGATTCCAGATAAAGAACAGAAAGCTGTTTCACCTGTAGCTTTGGACGAATAAAGCTCTTTCATCCCTTTGTAACCTTTTGTTGGTAATTGTATTTCCATCAGTTGTGTTCAGCAGAGTTCGCTAATCTCTGCCAGCGGCTTTACCCGCATCTATATGTTGCCATATAGCTCAGACTATATCATGTAGGTTCTTTCACGTAACCTACCCCTCCGCTTCGCTACGCTTGTAGCTACTCTACTCCATTCTGTCACGTTCACAGTGTTTCGATAGTCGTTACAGGTTATTGGTATCCAGTAGAACTCCGTCAAGCGGAGGGAACATTCAACCAATCTTCCCACGGTATTGTCTCAAAGAGATGTTCACCGTTTTCAAAGGGTTTACTCTGTGCCAAGATTAACACAGATTACTTTGTCTAATTGTGTCTAAGAACGGAGTATGTTTATTTGCTCTGCTCACATTGATTGCATAGAAACGCCCTGTCTCTTGTCTGATTGTAAGGAAAGCTTTTAACATCTCACGAGCTTTAACTTTCTTGTGCTTCGTATCAACCTTCAGCAACTTCTCTACAGCTTTGTTGTAGGTATCCGCATCTGCCGTATAGAACAAATCATACAGTTTTGGCGCATCAGACAGACTAAACATATACCAATCTGTATCAGTCACTACAGCATTGAAGAATGCGTCATTGAAAGCGAACGAATAATCCAGCTTGTCAATACGTGTTTCGAAGTCAGTCAACTGAGATTTCCAGTTGAACACATCCATCACTTCTGGATTGATACATTGCACTGTCACTGTAGCGTTACCACCGCGAGTGATTTGTGTCAACGCCTTCACTTCACCATTTAATGCTTTGTAAATAGGACTCAATCCTAAGTGGGCTACACGACCACCTTTCACTGGAGAGTGTTTAGTGCGTAATGTGTACTCAATGCCGATACCTGCTTTCTTCGCTGTCATCCGATAAGCGATGTGATTAGCTACACCAATAGACTCAGTAGAGTCCCCAGCACTAATTACACAGCAACTAATCGTGTCCCAATCACCATTACGTAAACCGTTAAGTGCTGGTGTTGGCAGATTAATCTTACCTTTCACTAAAGCTTTCATGAAATCAAAAGCTTTTTGTGTATCACCAAACAAAGCAACAGAGATGCCGAAGTATGCTAAGTGAGGTGTTTCAATCACTACATCGTTAATCTTACAAGCATACTTATCTGTGAACTGCTTTACCTGCCAGTATTCTAAACGTGTTTGTTTAATCTCGTTATACCAATCTTCCCAGACTGGATTATACGGGGGAATGTAATCACTGTCCCATACACCGAAATCTTCATACGCTTGCAGAATATCTTTCAAGCTATCTCGATCATCGACACCAAAGACATATTTCATGTTCTTACGAATGGTAGCAAACTCTAAACGACTTGCTACACGACTATACTCAAGAGTCTCTTTGTCAATACAAACATCAATCATCGTTTGGTGAATGTCAATCGTAGAGATTTTATCTGTCAGTTTCTTATAAGTTTCAAA